GCCACGGATGCGATGGCAAACAGAGGACAAGTAATAACGTTCTATCATGTTAATTCTGGTCAGAATATGGCGTTTAAAGCGTTCCTCACCACCTACACAGACACATTCAGACCGGAGTGGACTTCAGAAGCAGTATTCGGAAGAGCAGATCCGATCTATATGTACAAAAACACAGTAAGGTCGATTACCATCGCATTTAAGGTTCCTGCAGCAACGCAGAGTGAGGCATGGCAAAACCTATCTAAAGTGCAGAAATTAACCACGTTTTTATACCCGAACTATAGTGGAGTTGGCGGGTCCGGGCGAACTGCACCAGCACAAACCATCTCCGGCGCACCATTAGTGCGCATGGGGCTTATGAACATAATTCGTACCGCCAAGGATGATACCGGTCATTTATCACCCACAGACACCGGCGGCATTGTGCCAAATACTCCTGAGACTGGCTTGTTAGGGGTTATTCAAAATGTAACGATTAATCACAACTTAGATAATGGTAGCTCTACTGGCGGTGGTTTCGAACAATCTCAGGATGGTTCTACATCCACATCGATACTGCCAAAGTTTATCGAGGTAAACTTAGACTTTGCAGTGATACACGAAACCCATCTGGGCTGGTTTGATGACGGCACATTCAGCAATAATGCGTTTCCTTATAATACCCACAATTCCCAGGCGACTTTTGCTGAAAGAGCGCTATTTGCTGCGATCGTGGATGACATCACAATAGCAGACCAAGAAGAACTCAACGCCGGCGCAGCCAACGCACCAACCGAAGAAGCTGACGCCGCACCACCCGATCCAGCAACCTCTACATCAGATCAAGCTGCAGTACTGTGGGGTCCCGAACATTCGGAATGGAACAACCGCCACGAACTTATGTGGGGACCTGAACATCCGTTCCAGCTTGAGCTAGCAGCGAGCGATTATGGAATTGCCGAAACAAACCGACGAGAAGGAGAGATTAGAGCACAATCAGATGCATCTGATGCAGTAGACTTAGCGCAACGGCTGCTCCTATTGGCGGAGGCATTATAATGCCCAAAAGATACGCAGCAACAAAAGTACTCACCAATTCAAGCGAATACTACGAACCCTTAAGAAAGCCGAGAGGGCTTAAAAAGTTGGTTCAATACGCAACACCCAAGTTATACCACCCAACAGCATCCGAGAGAAGAGCACTACAGACAACCCAGCATATATACAAATATGGTGATCGCCTCTATACGCTTGCTTACAAGTTTTACGGAAAAGCAGAATATTGGTGGATCATCGCTTGGTTTAACGGATATCCCACGGAAGTTGATATTCCCAACGGAGCATCCCTGTCAATCCCAATTAACTTAGAAGCAGCTTTAAACGTGCTGCGTGTCTGATGGGGTGGTGATATATGTCCGATGATATTAAAGCGCCATCGATCATAAAGCTAAGAGAGACGCTAGATGCGATGACAGAAGAGGAGAAGGGTACTGCTGCCATTCCATCATATGATGAACTCGTAGCAGCTGCCCAGAATAATGAGTTTGCCGAGGGCGTGTGGCAATCCGACTTTACGGTTAATATGGATGATCCGAACCTATATTGGAATAACCAATCAATTATTGCGATGAACGATGATAACCACAATTGGAAAGGACCTGAAATGCCGTTCCTCGATGGATCGCCCAATCAGCTGGATGTCTCGACCATATGGGATCTGAACGCTGCACTGTCGGTCGTTGCTGCGCAACCCGGTGGCGAATACGGCGCCCGCAGACCCGTTATTCCGACTCGTCCCGGAAATTGGGACCAATTCATTACGCATGGCGGTCCTACAACGGGCCCCGGGTCAGAGTGGTATTCTAAAGATGACACCCGCATCGGCAATCGTGCACGTGAAGCCATGGCAGGAACTCCCTACTGGGGCGCCCTAATGGGAACCGGTTATGAGATACCCGAACACAACGGTCTTTTTCTTGGCGGCACCTACAAAGATGACACAAACTCGCCATCCGCCGTTACCTCTGTCTACCGGGCAACCCGAAAGACGTACACCCCAATCGTTGTGGTCGACCGCATGGACGGCATGCACGCGCGCCCGCGGACAGTAGCTAGCGACGATAAGACTACAAAATACAGCTTAAATTCACAACCAGCCACCGCCACCAGTGAAGATTCCGTTATCGCAGCTGCTCAGAGGACTTCCAAAATGTATATGCAGTTCGCTGCAAATTTAATCAACGGGCTAAGGATGAAACACCTAATGATTGGACCATTCGCGCCTGAAGATTCTTCGGTCGACCCGGGCGATATTTGGAGAGAGATGAATGGAAAATTTCAGGCATGCCCCGCTACTGTTGGCATGGGGGATTTTAAAGAAGACTGGCTCGAACAGATTGAAGCGTCCATGCCTGATCATCGCGCCGCATGGCAAGCCCGTATAATCGAGGCTGGTGCAATGAGTGCCGACTACGCGGACTCCGGCGAATCCAAGAAGACAATTGTGCGCTCCACTTTTACCCGCGGATTAGATAAACAGGGGATGAAAATATTGGAAGTTAGTGATGGCAACCAAGAACAGCGCACCGCGCTGTTCGGCCTAGTTGGCCGCGGCGCCGGCGACGATTTTGGACCCTTGCGCTTTAACCAAGCGGGAGCGGTGAAAGCACCCAACCAAACACTAGGGGCTCCTATAATTGATAGCATATCGGATTCGATGTTCACCCCTGGATATATGGCTCATGCAACTTATATTCCTAGTATACCCACTGTTGCAGAGTCAGATATAAAGGAAAGGGATCATCCTCTATATGGTTACCGCGGCACAGGAGATGACGCCCCGGAAACAGAAAGGCGCTTCATAAACACCCCCGGCAATCCGGAGGTGTTTGGTGTGTTTCAATCTAAGCCTGTCGTCGCACTTTTAGACGACAAAACTATGATAGATTTGGTCAACGAACTCTATAGAAAGTGGTTCCAGTATAGGAATATTGCTGGAGAGATGGCATTGCGTGCATGCGACGAGGGCGATGAAAATGCATTGGGAGAAGTGGGCATAGGCGATGAGGAAACAACTGCCGAAGATCTTGAGGCGGCAAATGCAGCTGCAGCTGCAGCAATAGCTGAAGCAGACGTCATTCTCGCCCTTGCACAGACATCCCCCCTTGAAGCAACCTTTAGAGAGCAGTGCTATCTTCTGTCCGACATTTTCAATTTAGCCGGCAAACGCCCAACAGATTCAAAGCCACTGCCCTACATTCCACCAGACAATGGCAACGCGATCGCGACAAATGCATCAATCGAGGTTAATGGATCTCCGTTTGGCTTTATGAATATGCTAACGGGTGATCCAAAGATGTATCCGCTCATGCAAGCGCATCACTCTCAGCTATCCGCATTACAGCCCACAATTCGCCTGTTTAAGGTAACAGACGAAACTGATGAAGCCGGAAACAGGAGCCAACATGAACAAGAGTTCAATTTCGACTCTCACGAGAAGAACTATAAAGAAACGACTACGGCAACAATGCTACAGAACTCCCGGACACGCGGTCATGGCGCCGGTATTAAAAACTTTGAGTTCACCTACGATGGAAGCAACCCATTCGCTGCAAAAAAGAGCATCAAAGCTACACTAACCATTTTCGCCAACAGTTTCGACGAACTAATGAAATTGCGTGGATCCGACGCTGCTAGTCAATATAGGTATTTAGATCTCGCTCTTAAAACAGGTCGCCGAAACATACCGTCTGAGCAGGGTGATTGCACTGAACCAACTCACCAGCAAGGGTCAAACACCACCGGCAATACAGCACAACAAGATGCAGAGTTGGCAAAGCTGCAGTTTAGGCTAAAGGCGGTTGTAGGATATGCCAAACCTCCACGCAACGAATCGGATCCCACTGGTGCCCAGTTCTGGAGCGTGAGGGATCGCGGCGATCGTATCGGTATTCTCCAAAGAGGAGACAAGGTGTATAATGATGTACACGAAGCGGTATCCCACAGTTTTGTAACCATCAACCTGACGCCGACAGTGCATGATTTTGCTTTCGACGATATGGGTCGAGTTACAATGACCATCAAATACTTGGCATATGTAGAGGACTTTTTCGACAGCCCGACTTTCAATATCTTCTCAGATCTTGACATTGGAAAAGAGGTGCTGCATCGCAAAATGCGCTTTACAAAGCTGGCGACGTTCTGTGAACAAGAGAAGATGTCCGAGATCAAAGAGTCCGAAAGCCAAAACATAGCCCAAAATAAGATTGATGCTCTCCAAGCGCTTTTTGCGCGTATGTATACAAGGGGAAAGATAAGAACGATTAACCTGACGTATGATCAGCTAGCCTCTTGGCGGCGGCATGGCCCATATTCGGCTATAGCTTTCACCCCACAAGATGTTGGCACTGCCTCGGCAACCCTTACTGGCTCTATCGGAATTAATGCCGCCGCCATCTTTGCCGAAGCCATGGCAGACACCGATGCAGAAAGAGCCCGGGCAGCCACCCAGACTCGCCAAACCATACTCAGCAATGGTCAAAGCCAGAACATTCAGTTCTTTTACGCCGGCGATCTTGTTGATGAGATACTCGCTGGCATAGAAGAATATTTGGCACCTGATGGGATGCGCGCACTCCTTGACGAGAGTGATTATTTTAAGGTCTACCCCACTGACCAAGCCGCGCCCATCACTCAATGCGAAATCGATTTCGAAAAATACAAGATTGAAAAGTTCGCAGAACAATTTAAGAGGTTTAGGACAGTACTGGGCCCAATAGAGTTAGTAAACCAAGCAAACCTCTCAGACTCGCGGTTCACCAATTTCGGCAACGTGCCGGTATCTGTTAAGTATTTTACTGAGTGGCTGACCAAGCAAATGCTCACTAAAGAACGCGCAGAATACCCCCTTCCGCATTTCTTGAACAACTTCTTTAACATGCTTATTCGAAACTTCCTCAACGACGATACTTGCTTCTCGACAAACATAAAACAAAAAATAAGAGTTAATCAAGCAGTGGTTACTGATTACACATCACAAGAAGCATGGAACCGAAAGGCAGAATCTGAATACGAATCAATTGACACACTAACATACGAAACATTAAGATATACAGCTGCTCTCGGCTCTTACGCGCCCCTGCGTGTTGCCTCTGGGCGCCTCACCTATGGTCCCGATGGGAGAGTAGTCTCGCGCCAACTCGACGCTACGGGTGTAGAATTACCACTCCCAGCCCTTAATATATCGGGCCCCGACGGTGATCGCCACAGCACAACGACCGGTCTTGATGGTGGGCTGGACAGAGAAACAAACTATTTGATTTACTATGCCGGCAGAACCAAACCAACCGAACAAATGACAGGAGACCCCACAATCGACATCAACAACGGAATCCTTCATTATGGCATGGGGCTCCAGAACGGCATTGTGAGAGACATTTCTCTCAAAAAGACTGAAGCACCATACCTCCCAGAGGTCAGATTTGAACAAGAGGGGTATGATGGACTACAGCAGTTGAGAGTGACCTACGACGCGGATATTAAGACCTTTCCACTGCCAAACGCATTCCCGGGACAATATCTCTATATCGACCCGACCACCTTCGCCCCCGGCGCAGCACTTTGGGAAGACCGAAATGCCGCCGGCGAGGTATACAACTTAACGCACTTTGGTATAGGTGGGTATTTCATGATAATCAGGTCTACCCACCGATTCGGACCCGGCGAAGCCACAACCACAATTCAGGCAAAATGGGTCGCAGAACACGAAGGACGCAGCCAAGAAGTTAACGCTGCCGGCGATGCTGTTGATACGGAAGACGGCGGATCGACCCTCGATCGAGGACGTTGCCACGAGGCACAAAACTTACGAGCATTGGGGTCGCTAGGCGACTATATAGACAGTCCCGAAGAGGAAGAAGCAGCCCGCGAAGCCCAGTTAAACCCCGAAGTCGCTGAGGGACCATAATGTCAACATTTTACGCAAAGAACAACAAGGAATCCACAAGAGCACTCTTCAACAAGAGGTTAATCTACAGAGTCGACTCAAATCCTGAGAATGTACGCCATCTCGTGAATTTCAATTTCGGAGAGAAGGCTCTCTTTGGCAGAGTAGATCGTCAATATATCCCCATTGTCCTTAACTACGACGGTATACTCACAGACCTTAAGGTGCCCCAATTCGCCCAATCGCGCAGCGTTCGTAGCCTGTCGTATGTTACTAATGCCTTTAACGATATGGCGCGCGAATTCCGCCGAAAGATAATGCAAGGAGAGATCTCCGGAGATAGCAAGTATTTAGGCGCTATTTCGGCATACAAGGGTTTAGTTAGCCCAATAAAGGCGTATAACAGCCACATAGAAAATTATGCCCAAGCATTTCGGCAGATCTTTATTACTAGAGATATTAAGGTGAGAGATTTCGATGAGTTTGTGGGCTATTTTATGGCGTATATAGAGCGTACCAGTCGAACCATTCCATTTACACAATCAGGCTTTATAAAAAGCCGGCATTCTACCGTAATGAACACGGGGCTGGCGATTGAGATTGCTGATCTTGACGCTTCGGACGACGATACTAAAATTCAAGATTTCATTGACGATCCCAACTGGAAGTGTTATGTTAATATGTGCAATCGCTATGGGTTCATGATCGATAGCAATATACCATGGAGAATTGTGGCAGATATAGGATCAGAAGGAATGAGCACATATACCGCCGGACTAGGGCTCGGCACTGCCACAGCCGTGATTGCTGCCCAGTTTAGAAAAGGCTATAGTATTGATAATCAACTACTGGTTAAGACGCTTCTGGGCATTTACGACACTGTAAAAAAGCAATCTTTCCAAGAGTTGGAAGTTTGCAATGGGTCCACCATCAGCCACACGATTTATCCCGAAACCTACACAGTCGAGGGGCTAAAAGAAAAATACTCCCCGGAATATTTCATCGATCTATACTGTAGGATACGGTTCTTCGAGGAGGAGTCGCAGTTCGGACCAGACGAGCAGGCATCTCTTATTGACGATTGCTTGGAGATGTCTCACCTTGAAACACCCATCGCCGCACTGAAGGTTTTTGAGATTGTTTTAAATAAACCATTTGACTATCGCGGCTCATTGAGTTATATTAGAGAAAGCAACAAAGCAAAACGCAAGCTCAAAGAGACGGAGAATGGGTGATATTCCAGACAATTGACGATAAATCGGAGTGCGTAGGGATCTACGCTGACGGACGCCTTCACTACAATAACTTCCCAGAAGATCTGTCTAAGACGTGGAAGTATACGGGATCGCTCACTGATTCCGATGTTGAATATGCATGGCTTTATACCGGCGGCAAAACACTCGCAGAAGTGTGCCCCGAAGACCTTCTACCAAGGCTCCAAGCTTCCCAGCGGCGGTCCCGCGCATATATTCGGTCGTTCGAGATTGCTAAAATCGATCTTCGGGAGCACTGCATATTTGATCTCGTGCCGGAAGACTACCTTAAGGATTTCTGCGAGATTAAGAACAAGATAACACAGCACGTATTTGAGACATACGAAAGACCAGAGGTCTATGAACACCAGAGTGAGATCCAAAAGCTTTTGTATAAGATCTCTTACCAAAGGCTAAATTTGAGTGTTTCGGGCTGCAGGAATCTTCACTATTCGTACCGAAATTCGCAGAAAGTTAAAGAGTTGGTAAATGGTTATCGTCATATTGAGTATAATCTGTTTGGAACAGTAACTGGTCGCTTAACAACCACACAGAGTAGCTTTCCTATACTCACAGTTAAGAAAGACTTTCGAAAGCTCTTGAAACCGAACAATGATTGGTTTTTATCACTAGATTATAATGCCGCTGAAGTTCGAACGTTTATTGGATTAGCCGGCGAAGAGCAGCCTCAAGAAGATGTACATACGTGGCACATAAAGAATCTCATCGCCGACTCAATAAGCCGGTCTGACGCAAAGGTTAAGTTCTTCGCATGGCTTTACAATCCAGATTCAGCCGACAAGGAGTTTGATCGCTATCATCGACAAAAAGTACTTGACAAATGGTATGATGGTGTTTATATTAAGACTATATTCAAACGACGAATTCCGGTTGATAGGAGAAAAGCGTTAAATTACCTTATTCAAAGCACCACTTCCGATCTTGTACTAGAGCGCGCTGTGGCGATTGATAAATTTTTAGAGGATAAGAAGTCGTTTATCTCTCATATCGTGCATGATGAGATCGTAGTAGATCTCGCAGATAGTGAACGAGAGATAGCACCTCAAATAAGAGAAATATTTGCAAACAATAAGATAGGCAATTTTATGGTCAATCTTACCTGTGGCAAGAACTATTTGGAAATGGAAGAGTTAAAAATATGATCTCAATAATTGGCATTGGCTCTGCTGGATCGGCTATCGCAGAGAGGTTCGCAACTACGGGTAATTACGACGTTTATATGTTAAATCATAGCGTAAAAGAGAACTCAGATCAAGAGTATAAGACAGAGAACTTTGACTCCCCAGAAGAGTACGAAAACAACATTCCAGACCTGTCAGAGTTTTTTGCGAATGTGCGTGATCGAGTGCAGGTATTCGTCATGGGCTCCTCAATGAGTTCAAACTATGTTTTGGGAATCCTCCAGCAAATAAGCCATAAACAGATAGACCTATTCTATATTAAGCCAGACACAGAACTTCTTACTGGGATGCCCCGTGTTGTGGAAAGGGTTGTTTTTGGAGTCTTGCAAGAATACGCGCGCTCTGGTATGTTTAGGTCGCTTACGTTGATCTCGAATCTAGATCTGGAAACAGCGCTTGGTGAAGTGCCGATTAAGACATATTACGACACCCTGAATCAAAGCATATTCTCGACCGTTCACCACCTCAACTATTTCGAGTTCTCCGATCCGGAGATTGGACAAGTTTCCAAACCAGCCGCCATGAATAGAATCCGAACAATAGGATTCCTCGATATCAAGAGGCTTAAAGAAAAGTTTCTTTTTCCCCTTGACACCCCTCGCGAGCTATGTTATTATATCTGTATAAACGATGAAAGGCTCGCTACTGAAGGCGGACTACACAAGAAACTGGTCGATATGCTAAAGAGTAAACCGAAGAATGCATTTCTAAAAATGTCATATGCGATATATGGCACTCCACATGCAGATTTCGGATTTGTTGTGGCACATACAAATGTGATTCAGCAAGAAAAAGTGCTTGACAACGAATAACAAAGATGTTATATTATTAATACAAGCAACCGGTTTGCTATCGGTGCTTTAAAACCAAAGAGACAAGGAACGCTTGTCTCGAACCCACAAGGAGAAATTATGGGTATTAACATGGAGCTAATGCGCAACAAGCTCGCAAACTTGCGCGGAGAAAATAAACAAGATACGAACAGTGTTTGGTTCAAGCCAGACGCCGGAGACACTAGCATCCGAATGGTGCCGACGAATGATGGAGATCCTCTTAAGGAAATGTTCTTCCATTATAACGTTGGAGATCATCGTGGCGGCATTTTGTGTCCTAAGCGTAACTTTGGGGAGAAGTGTCCAATCTGCGACTTTGCTTCTACTCTATGGCGCGAAGGAACCGATAACAATGACGAAGCCAGCAAAGATTTAGCAAAGTCCCTGTTCGTTCGAACCCGATATTTCAGCCCCGTCGTAGTGCGTGGCAAAGAAGATGAGGGCATTAAGGTTTACGGGTACGGCAAGCAAGCTTACGGTCTGCTGCTTGGATATGTGCTCGATCCTGATTATGGAGACATCACAGATGCCACGGAAGGTACAGATATTGTGCTGACCTACACTAAAGCTACCGGTCCCGGCAGCTTCCCCAAGACCAACCTAAAAATGCGTCGTAAATCATCCCCCTTGCTTGAGGACACGGAAGCTATCCCCGCCCTCCTTGATGGCATGCCGAATTTTGACACTCTATTTGAGCGTCTTACTCCGGAGCAAGTTGACGCTATTCTCGATGAGCAACTCGCCGGAGACGGATCCGCCGAAACGCGATCATCTGAGACTACCAAGTACAATACTCGTGCAACGTCTGACGTAGATCGTGCGTTTAATGAACTAGTAGCTGGTTAGGTTGTGTCCGCCGCTGGCAGACCGGTCAAAGTCTGCCACCTTTTAATTAGTCCCCAGAACAGAATAAGTTTCAAATAAGTAGGTTATTGTGAAGACACCATTACGATACCCCGGCGGCAAAACACGAGCAGTTAAGCACATTTTGCCACTCATTCCAGATGATGTTGAGCGGGTGTGTTCTCCGTTTTTCGGAGGTGGCTCCGTCGAGATGGCACTAGCCAACAAAGGCGTGAAGGTATTTGGTTATGACAAGATGAAGCAGCTTGTTTGGTTTTGGAACGCCTTATGTGGAGACAGTGAACGCTTGGCTGACGAGGTAGAAAGCCTCCGCGAAACCTTTGTTGATCGCAACGGCAACAGTGTTATCGGATGCTCCAAAGAGTCATTTCAGAGTTTTAGAGAGGATCTTAAGACTGATTCATTCATGTTCAGCTATGAGCGAGCAGCCAAGTTCTATGCTATCAATAGATCAAGCTTCTCGGGCGCAACGTTTAGCGGCGGCTGGTCAGAGAAAGCCGCCACAGCACGATTCACAGATAGTTCAGTTCAGCGCCTTCGAGATTTCAAAGCGGAGAACTTCCGAGTCGATTATGCAGACTTCGAGAATGCCATTCTAAGCCACCCTAAAGCCTTCCTCTACCTAGACCCCCCTTACATGCTTGAAACCAGTCAGAACTCATTATACGGCGTTAATGGCGACCTTCACAAAGGCTTTGAGCACGAGAAACTTCATTCCATCTTATCAACACGAGATCGGTGGGTTATGTCATATAATGACTGTGAGGAGATCAGAGAAATGTATAAAGACTACGAGATCATCGCAGCAGAATGGTCTTATGGGATGAACAAGAGCAAGAAATCGTCAGAGATTATTATAACAAATTATGGGAGATAAACATGGGTGCAAACGCACTATCAAATAGAGACAATTGGCAGGACTTGGCAGGAAAGACAGGTAAGAACGGAGAGACCACATTTGCGTCTGCGGTGCGCTTTCGGCTACCGCCGCACTATGAGGTGGTTGAGAACCCACCTAAGCTGACGATTTATTCGGATGGCAAGGGCATTGTGCTGGACACCAAGATTACGAACACCAAGACAGGTAAGAGCCTTTATGTCGAAAAGAAGACGGGCAACAAGGGTGGTAACGCGCATGAACGTGTGTACAAATATCTTTCCGAGCCGTTAAAGCGACTCGTGCGCCACAACGATCCTTCCTTGGCAGATGAGCCCTTCTTTCTAGTCTTCTCAGGCACTACTTTTGAAGGACAGAAGTATCAAGACGAAATAAAACTCTTGCTTGAGGACGCAAACTATGCAATAATAGAACAAGGATTTGCGAACATCGATCAAGTTGTGAATCAAATCATGGAGATTGTTTAATGAAACCGTTATTTATGTGGGCTGGTGGCAAGAACAAGATGCTCAAGAAGTATGCGAATTATCTCCCTGAACAGTTCGATAGCTACATCGAGCCCTTCTTGGGAGGCGGTGCTATGTTTGTGTGGGCTTACAAGAAAAACCCCGAAGCGACATTCTTCCTAAATGATGTAAACGAAGACATCATGAGAATTTACCAGTCGATTCGCAATGACGTAGGCAATTTTCTTACCACACTGGACAAGTACCAAGAGGACTTCCTGCCACTCTCGAAGCCCGAGCGCAAAAAGTTCTATTATGCTCTGCGTCAAGAACACGCATACAACTATCAAAAGTGGACAGCCACAGAAGAAGCAGCAACCCTGTACTTTCTGATGAAGACGGGATTCAATGGAATCTGGCAGATCAACAAAAATACTAATGGTCGGTTCGGCACTCCGAGTGGCTTGTTAAATCAGAAAGATAAGGTCTATGATTATGATAACGTGATGGAGTGGCACGAAGCGCTGCAAAAGTGCACGCTGATCTCTGGCGATTTTACTGATTGTCTTGAATACGCACAACCTAATAGCTTTGTTTTTCTAGACCCTCCTTATCGAGGCTCCTTCACCCAGTACGGTGTTTTTTTTGATGACACGCTGCAGCTGAGGGTAATTAAACTACTAAATGACTTGACATCCGCCGGCTGCCATGTTATGATGTCTAATAGAGATGTGGGAGATGGGTTCTTCGAATCTCGGCAGGGAGATAATGACCTTGTTTATTTTGACGTAACGTACACTGCTGGTCGTCGAAAGAAAAACACGGATGGAACGCATAGCGCCAAAAAGGCTAGAGAAATTTTAATGATAGGAGAGCACAATGGCTAGAAAAGCCAAAACTAAACCCGGAAAGGTTTCAATGCAAGACTTGAGAAAGCTTGTTAATCAAAAAGCCGGCAGAAATGTCGCACACAACTTAACGGAAGCAAATCCGACAGAGGTAAAAGATTGGATCCCAACAGGTTCTAGGTGGTTAGATAGTATTATTTGCAAAGGTCAGCTCGCTGGAATTCCCGTCGGTAAAATTACCGAGATTGCGGGGTTAACATCTACAGGCAAGTCTTACATGGCAGCACAAATTGCAGCCAACGCCCAGAAGCAAGGCAAATTGGTTGTATATTTCGATTCGGAGTCTGCGATTGATCCGACTTTCTTGGAGTCTGCAGGCTGTGTTTTGGATGACCTCATGTATGTACAGGCATCATCTGTCGAATTCGTATTAGAGATGATCGAGGAGCTTCTTGGTGCAACAGACGAGAAGATCTTGTTTGTGTGGGATTCGCTGGCTTTCACTCCCGCTATTTCCGATGTAGAGGGTGATTTCAACCCTCAATCATCTATGGCAGTGAAAGCACGTATTCTTGCTAAGGGAATGTCTAAGATTACTCTCCCGATTGCAGATAAGCAAGCAACTCTCCTCGTATTGAACCAGCTTAAGGACAACATTACCAGCGGCCCTCTCGCCCGTATAACGGCGATGACTACGCCCTATATCACTCCGGGTGGTAAAGCTTTGGTCTATTCATATAGTCTAAGGATCTGGCTCACAGGAAGAAAGGCCAAATCAGCTTTTGTGTTGGACGATAAGGGCTATCGAGTAGGATCGGAGGTTAAGGTCAGGATTGAAAAATCTAGATTTGGAACTCAGGGTCGCAATTGTGCTTTTCGCATCATGTGGGGCTCAGTTGATATCGGCGTTCGAGACGAAGAAAGCTGGTTTGATGCCATTAAAGGATCTGATAATCTCACTTCTGCGGGGGCGTGGTATACACTTAAAACAGACAATTATGAAAAGAAATTTCAACCATCTAAGTGGGTTGCACTAATTAATAGCGATACCGAGTTCCGCGAGCATGTTGAAAAAATCATGGATGAAGAGATTATCTATAGATTCAGCAACCGATCCGGCAACGCAACAGACTTTTATGAAGAACCAGAAGATATTTCAATACCAGTAGGAAAAACAAAATGAAAACTTTACTCACAGCAACATTGTTGCTCTTTGCAACTGGGTGTATTGCTTACGCTCACCCACAATCAGCACATCACCCTAATCATGTTTCACAACAAATGGTTCAAGCTTGGGTCTGGGTACCCGGTCACTACACTCCGACCGGATCTTGGCAGCATAACCACTGGGAACGTCGCAGTGTGCAGCGATATATGTTAAGTAGGTACCCCCGCACTCACATCAGATACGTTGACGGTCGCCCCCGCCCCAGCTCACCTCCCCGCGGACACAGGCATCGCAGGCCACACCGCCGATAAGACGAATAAGGAAGATGATGACAACATTACCAATTACGCTACTTGATGTGCGAAGCGAAGAGGAAGTAGCCGAGAGCAACGTAGAGGGAAGTATAAACATTCCCCACTCAGAGGTTCTAAACCGCTTAGACGAGATCCCACTGGATGGCGAAATCGCAGTTTTCTGTAGGTCTGGTCGTCGAAGCGCAATCATAGTAGAGGTATTGAAAAAGCTCGGCTATGAGGCACACGACATTAAATCTTTCGAGCTAGCAAAGAAAATTTACAAAAGTGCTACAAATTAAATTTTGACTTTCACATCATAACGTGATAGAATATATTATAACAACCAGAGGAGCACAAAATGACAATTCAGCCGATTAACCAAATTCACCCCGAAGCCCTATTCTTAGAGCCTCGCGAACATTTTGATAAAGCCCTTGTAGGGGTAGTTGCCTCGCCAGAGGATCATTGGCCGAGAGTTGAATCTATGAATGTTGCAGCTTACGACACTTATCTCTGCATCGCTGCAATTCAGGTGTGGCTTGAGTGTTCAGATGAGGAAGCTGCCGAGTGGTTTGATTTTAATACTGCAGGGGCATGGCTTGGCGAGGGCACTCCCACATTCATCACGACAGAAGATGATGAGTACTAACTTTATTAGGACGAGCGATGGTAAAATCTACCTACCGCGCCCAAAGGGCTGGATGCATGGGATGGGCTTGCAGAGCCTGTTCAGAAAAGCGCTTAACGAGCAAATTCACATCGCCGCCCCGACATACTGGGAAGAACTAAAGAGAGATAACGAGATGCTTACCCTAGTAAAAGTAACAGAAGACAAATACACAGTACAACCAGCGGAGGAACAAAATGATTGAGTTTGCTTATTTAGTAATTGGATCTATTATCTTTTATAGCGTCTTTACCTTGGTGGTGGAGATACTCCATGACATCAGGAATAAAAAGTACGAACTCGCAGACGCCAGAGATACAGAAGAGCGACAAATCGCTGGTGAAGAGACGAGTGAAGTTGCTTTGGACTATTTACAATTAGCGAAAAGGTCAGGGAGCCCGCGTGAAACTCGTTAGAGATAAGATACCCCAAATAATCATAGAAGATGGAAAAACTCCGATTTATCATGTTGCCGATGTAGCAGAACATAAGCGCGAGTTATTTAATAAGGTGGCAGAGGAGCTAGAAGAGTTTCGGGCAGATCCTTCACTCGTTGAGGCAGCCGACCTTGTTGAGGCAGTCTTTTCGCTTATCGAGATTCACAGCCTTAAGATGGCTTCGGTTGCCAAGGCAGGACTTGCAAAGGCACAAGCTGCCGGAGGCTTTGGCCGCGGCATAATTCTTGAGAGAGTCGAATAAAGTGGTGAGAGCACAAATCAAATCTGGAGACTTGGTAAAACACAAGTCAACTTGGCACGACTATGGAGTTGGGCTTATTATTCGCAAAACTGGAAAGATCAATACGTGGGGAATGAGGCACGATCCAGACGAGCACATGAGATGGTGGGTTCACTGGACAAACTCACCCAGCGAACCAGAGTCTAACGGATTTTCTATAACTTACGAAACGGACGTTACAATCGTTCATGCCGCATAAAAGGAGAAATACATGTTTAAACATTTAACACAAGCAGACAACACAGTAGACTTCGAACCAGATCACGTCCCAGAGGGCGGTTCAACTATCGACATACAATACACAATAATGGGCGATTGCCAACAATAAAGGAAAGACAATGAGAAAAGGACTAGAAGACAGAGACAGACGCCGTGAAGCCGCAGAGGACAGGGCAGAGCAGCGTGAAAACCGCACAGCACAGCAGCAACTAGACAAACTAGACGCACTCCTCGGAGAAGGCGTAGGTGCAGTCAAAGAGCGTGCCCGCCTTGAGAAACAACTCCGAGATTAAAGGAAATAAAATGATAGTAATAAACAATGGCGAGAAGAACCCAAGAGCAGGCGAACTCAAAGAGTGGAAGGATGTCAGAAGAACAGCAAATGGTAGGATGGGATACGCAGGACATCCAGACGCCGAACCTTCTGTTTTAGACACATTGGCGAGAGATTCGCATCACCCAGTTCGCTACGCTGTTGCCTCAAACCCAAGCACTCGTCCTGACACTCTCAAATGGTTGTATACGAGCAAAGGAAAATCTAACAATAAACACATGAAAGCAGCATTGGCGAGCAATCCCTCTATCCCTATTGAAATGCTGGAAGAGTTATTTCTTATAGTCTCCGAACACATAGATGAAAACCAGTGGGATACAACGAGAGAGGAGATAGAAAAAGCGGTTGCACTAAATCCAAGCACACCCGAAAGTATGCTCCTCCGCATCGTAGAAAACCCGACTCATCCAAAGCAACTCCAGTATGTGATGAAGAACGAAGGCGACGGACTAACAGAAGCAGTCATTCGCAAAGTGGCAGAGGACGACGGATGGGGAGTGAGTGTCGTAGCAAAGCACCCAAGACTGCCCCTTGACTTTATTGAGGACTACTCCAAATCAAAGAAATGGGGCGTTCGGAATAGCATAGCAGAGCATCCATCAACACCTGTTGAGATACTGCGAGAACTCGCCAATGATGAAGAACTCTCATTCGGTTTTTACACAGTGAGAAAAGCAGTGGAGAAGAACCCAAACACTCCCGAAGATGTTCTCGTAAACATCCAGACAAGAGAAGAGAAGTGGGCGGAAGAGTTAGGATTCAAAAACGCTTACGAACAAAAACAACTCCGAGACAAGTAAAGGAAATAATAATGAGCATCGCAACAAAAAGAAAAAAACTTAGAAACAAGCACATGCTTTCTAATGACGCTAATGAATATGTCCACTCAGAAGAGACTCGTTCCGCTGGATTGGCTAAATCTGAAGACTTCATATTCAATGGAATCTCTTCAAGGAATAAAGACATAAGCGTTTATTTAGCGCAAGATGATAATAGTTATGTCATCGATCTTACCGCTGATAACATCTATGGACCATTTGATGATCTCGGTGACGCTATATTATTTTCCAACAAGGCGTTTGGAACTAAAAATCTTAAAACCCGACCTGTCTTCATAGACGCCGAATAAAATACCTTTTAGGGATAGAGATGAGACTTGGCGATCTGGTAAGGGTAAGATTTAGAAGACTTATGCCACACCAACGCTTCGGCCCGCCCGAATGGGAAGAGTGGTGGGAAGAGGGCGGAGTTGTTGCTGCAGAATATCACACTTGGGAAAAGATCGTGAGTGTTCTCCATAAGGGTGAGATAATTAGAAAGGAAGCGAACGATGTGCAGCTGATCTCCAGGAGTAAAAACGCCGCGAAAACAGAAGAAACCGCCGATTAGGACTATTTATTATCATGAAACTTATAATGGAATCTTGGCGTGGATACTTAAATGAGTCAGCCCCGCAGGTGGCGGACGAGAAGACAGACCTACTCTTCGATAAACAGATCACAGCGATGCTCGAAAAAGCAGGATTGCTTGAAGAAGGACCCCAGTGGGATAAGATAAAAGCCTTCGCCAGGAGGAAAGGCATTCCAATCGCCACTGCGCTCGCCTTGCTTGGTGCCCCCGTTGCCGGCGTCAAAGCCGGACAATCTCTAGCATCCAAGCATAACACAGAGATAGCCACACAGCAAGCAGAAGAAGATGCTGCAGCACAACAAGCTCGCGATGCTCGCTTTGGCGCTGACTTTGGAGAGTTGCCGGCAGAGTATAATGATCTTTCAAATGATGAGTCCACCCGGCTCGCTTGGTCTCAATACGACAATCGCACTCCCATAGCGGCACCCGTCAGTGGGTTGTTGACCGTCCTCTCCGGCGGAAACATAGAGAATCGCCCCTTTATGGCGTATGAGGTGCTTCCAGGCGATGTAATGCCCTTAAATCAGCTAACAGCCGAAGACTACAGGGCGCAGGTACAGGCCCAACTAGAAGACGATGGTCCTCAAGGAGTGGTGTACCTCCGAAATCAATTATTCGGCGACACCGGCAAGTGGCTTTCGGGCTCCGGCAACGAGACGTTCAGGATGGTTGATGGCAACCCAATTCTCCCACCTTCATGGTCTGTTGCCTATGACGTCTACGCTGAAGCGGTTGTGGAGAGAGTCGCGCAGATTAGAGATATCGCGTCTATCTCTCCGGAAAATACCTTGGAAGTCGCTCGCAGGTTTAATTTAGAATCTGCCGATGAGCTGGAAGCCTTCTTACAACATGAGTTATGGAAGGTTGGCGCCGGCACACCGAGCAATGATATAGAATAAACTCCTTGACAGCACCATTCGTTCATGCTATATTAATAATAGGAGGAAGAATGAAAACAGTTTTACTGATAGTTATGGGTTTGTCTTTAGGTTGGGGTGTTGGTTATCTACCCGTCATGCTGATAGATGACTCGTCCGCTATTATGATGATCGACCAAGCGCAACTTGATGATGAGGGGAGCAATCTGTTATGGAGTGTGGATTTAATGGATTTACAATTGGGGGTGTGCTATGACGAATACTAGTACAACTAAGAAACGAATATTAATTTTTGATGCTTTGAACGCATATTTGAGGGCATACATAGTTGACCCGAGCCTTTCAACGAACGGAGATCCGATCGGCGGAATCAAGGGGTTCATTAAGATCTTGCAACGACACGTTCGCGAGACAAGCCCGGATCAAATCGTTATCGTTTGGGACGGACCAAACGGCTCTCGCAAGCGCAAGAGCGTAGACAAGAACTACAAGGCAGGACGGAAACCCATTCGGCTAAACCGAGCTTTCCACAACCTCACAGACGACGAAGAACTGCAAAATAAGATGTGGCAACAAACACGCCTCATAGAATATTTTAACAATATGCCGATTATCCAGTTTATGCTCCCAGAGGTAGAGGCTGATGATGTGATTGCTTTTATCACTCAGATGCCAGAGTATAAGGGTTGGCAAAAGATCGTCGTTTCAAATGACAAAGACTTTATGCAGTTGTGCGACGACGAAACAATTCTCTGGCGCCCCACCCAGAACGAGATCCTCAATAAGAAAAGTATTATTGAGAAGACCGGCGTTCACCCTGTCAATATGGCGCTAGCACGCGCAATTGTTGGCGACACTAGTGATAATCTTCCGGGTGTTAAAGGGGCTGGCTTTGCGACGGTGAGTAAACGCTTGAACTTTTTGTCAGATTCAAAGATTTACACAATTGATGATGTTATTGAATTCTGCGAGAAGACGAGTGCGAAACTTAAAATCTTTAACAATATCACAGAGAACCGAAAACTCATTGAGCACAACTACAAGATGATGCAGCTATATGCACCCCAATTATCGGTGCAGGGTAAAGATCATGTACGATATTCTATTGAAAACTTTGAGTGCGACTTTAACAGGACGGATGTTATTAGGATGATGAGAGAGGATGGCTTCGGCGAATTAAATTGGGAAGATCTCCGTGCCGGGTTGAATAAAGTTCGCAAGGGATGCACTAATACAACTGGTGGAGTATAAAACTTATTTTTTACTTGACTTCGAGGAATTATTGAGTTATATATTATACAACAGTGAGGGAATAAATGCGAGACGATAGGGTTGATTTTAGCAGGTACGGAAAGGCATTTCAAGAAGGGCTCGTTCAGCTTATTTTTGAAGATCGGCCCTTTGCGGACCAGATCACAGAAGTGCTGGATATACAGTTTATAGAATTGGAATATTTACGCCTGTTTACGACCTTAATCGTTGACTATCGCGAGAAATATGAAACTCATCCCTCTGTCGATATCATGCTGGTTTTGTTAAGAACAGAAATGGACAACGAAGATGAGGTTGTACAATCGCAAACTCGCGAATACTTTGCAAAAATTCATACCAAAGAATTAACTGATATAAAGTACATTAAAGAAACTGCGCTTGATTTCTGTCGTAAACAAAACCTAAAAGAAGCGATGATGGAGTCGGTCGGACTTCTCCAGAAGTGCTCTTTCGATGAAATCTCTACAGTTATTAATAATGCGCTTAAGCTTGGCTCTGATACTAATTTTGGATACGATTATCTTAAAGACTTCGAAGCGAGATTTGTGCCCAAATATCGAAACCCCGTTACGACTGGTTGGCCAGAAATTGACTCAATAACGGGCGGTGGACTCGGCAAGAGTGAGCTAGGAGTGGTGATCGCTCCCACTGGTGCGGGCAAGAGCATGGTGCTCGTTCACTTGGGGACCCAAGCTATTAAGGAGGGGAAAACAGTTGTACACTATACTCTCGAATTACAAGACACTGTGGTTGCAAGCAGATATGATAGTTGTTTAACGGGGTATCCACTCAGCGATATCATAAACTTTAAAGAGGAGATTTACGAAGCCATCGGAGACATTGACGGCTCTTTAATTGTTAAGGAATATCCTACTAAATCAGCTACAACTAATACGATCCGCTCTCATTTATCTCGCCTAATAAAGCGCGGCATTAAGCCCGGGCTTGTTATTGTAGATTATGCCGATCTTTTGAAGCCAGTTGTTGTAAGAAAAGAGAAAAGAAACGAACTCGAATCTATTTATGAAGACCTAAGAGGTTTGTCAACAGAGTTTAAATGTCCTATCTGGACAGCTTCACAAACCAATCGTTCAGGACTGAGCGCAGAGGTCATTACGATGGAACAGATTTCGGAAGCATTTAATAAATGTTTTGTAGCCGATTTTATCTTTTCTATTTCGAGAACAATCGAAGATAAACAAAACAATCAGGGTAAGATGTTCATTGCGAAAAACAGAAACGGACCAGATGGCATTATCTATCCGATTTTCATGGACACCTCGAATGTAAAAATAAAAATACTTCCACAGACCACAACTGCGGCTGTTGGGAGCATGCCTACACAAGCGCCACTTGGGGTAAAGCAACAACAAACATTGTTGCGACAAAAATACACAAAACTAAGAAGGAAATAAGAGAATGAGAACACTAGCCAATACACGTAAATTCAGATTATCCGATTCGTTTGTCGACCCCTACAAAGATAAAAATGTGCCTTGGGGCCCTGTTGGGTACGTTACCTACAAGCGCACTTACTCCCGCCGACTTAGTGAATTCGATCCAGATGCTACAGGCTCAGAAGAGTGGTACCAGACATGCCGGAGAGTTGTGGAGGGTATGTTTAACACTCAGAAAGAGCACGTTGTGCGTTTGGGGCTGGAATGGAACGACTCAAAGGCACAGCGCACAGCAAAAGACGCCTACGACAGACTATTTCACCTAAAATGGACACCACCTGGACGAGGGCTCTGGATGATGGGCACCAAGTTCGTCGAAGAGAAGACTGCTGCTGGATTGTTCAATTGTGCTTTTCGCTCTACTCGCGAATTATCAAAGAAGGGTGGTTACCTGTTTGCATGGATGATGGACGCCCTAATGCTTGGTATTGGTGTGGGCTTCGACACAGAAGGTGCCAACACACTAACGATCCAAGAGCCACAGTACACCGATGATGTACACATCATTGCTGACTCACGCGAGGGCTGGGTAGACTCGGTTCACCTCCTCCTTGATGGTTTCTTTTTCGGAAGCAAGGTGCCAAAGTTCGATTACTCAGCCATCAGACCTTTCGGTGCACTTATCAAGGGTTTCGGAGGCACATCGAGCGGTTCTGGTCCTCTAGAGGAGCTACATCGCAATCTGATCGAGCTATACACTTCGAAAGTCGGAGAAGACATTACATCCGTAGACATTGTTGATACAGAGAACCTTATAGGCAGATGCGTTGTATCTGGAAACGTCCGACGTTCTGCCGCGCTAGCGATGGGCGCCCACGACGACAAGCAGTATCTCCAGATGAAGAACGATCAAGAAAAACTATACCATCACCGCTGGGGATCAAACAACTCCTTCAATGCTGTTGTCGGAATGGACTACACTTGGCACGCTAAGCAATCGCAAAAGAACGGCGAGCCCGGATACATCTGGATGAACAACGCCAGAACCAAAGGGCGGTTTAAAGATGGCACACGCCTAGACGATGTTAACGTTGCTGGTTTCAATCCTTGTGTTGAACAACAGTTGGAGGACGCAGAGTTGTGCTGTCTTTGTGAGACTTTTCCGGCTAAGCATGACGATCTAGAGGATTACCTAAAAACATTAAAGATTGCATACCTTTACGGTAAAACTATTACCTTGTCAAACACACACTGGCCAGAGACAAACGCTAAGATGCTCAAGAACAGGCGCATTGGACTCTCACAGTCTGGCGTAGTGCAGGCATTTAATAAGCACGGTCGCCGCACAATGTACGAGTGGTGTGATAAGGCTTATGCATACGTTCAAGAGTTGGACGAAGAATACTCTAACTGGCTCTGTATCCCCAAGTCTGTGCGCATGACTTCTATTAAGCCGTCCGGCACTGTTTCATTACTCAATGGCTCAACTCCCGGGATTCACTTCCCAGAGAGCGAGTATTACATTCGACGTATCAGGTTCTCTAGGGACTCAAAAGTATTAGAGCGCCTCAAGGAGGCAGGATACAATGTGGAGGAAGACGCCTACACACCAAACACAGATGTAGTGGAGTTCCCTATTCATGAGCCCTATTTCACAAAGGGCAAGAAGAGTGTCAGCATGTGGGAACAACTGGAGATTGCTGCACAATACCAGCACTACTGGGCAGACAATTCTGTATCAGTTACAGTCACCTTCAACGAAGAAGAAGCTGCCCAGATTAAAGATGCTTTAGAGATGTATGAAACACGACTCAAGGCAGTCTCTTTCCTGAAGTATGAGGAGACTGGCTATAAACAAGCGCCCTATGAGCCGATCTCTCAAAAGCAATACGAAGAAATGAGTAAAAAGATCACACCGATTCAGCGAATCGATAGTGGTGAAGCACAGGGCACGAAGTTCTGTGATGGCGAAAGCTGCATAATTTAATAAAAGGAGAAATAATGGTCAAACCAGTTAACAGATATGTTCAAATAACCTCAATGAGAACAGAAACAGAAGAAACCCCAGCAGGAATCCTCCTGCCAGCGGATTTTAAACCAAAAGAATCTCGCCACAGAACAGCCTCAGTTGTAAGTTGGGCAGATGATGTTAGGTTCGCAGAAACCCTGGCTGTAGGTGCTGAAATCGTCATTGACAATACAATGGTAGAACAAATCGACACAGCAAAAGGTACAATTAGTGTTATACAGGATAATTACGTTATAGCAATTCTCAATGATTGAGAGTTTGGAGCAACCATGATATGCCAATTGATAAAGACTTTTATAATGAAGCTTCAGGGACTAAGCTAGGGTGGGATCCCTCTTGGTTCGGAGAGAAGTATTATGACGACAAGCTAGTTCGAGCGGTTAAGAAGTGGCAGAGGCAGCAGGGACTATCTGTTGACGGACTCGTGGGTCCGATGACTTTTCGTAGAATCTGGACCGAGAGGCAAGCGTCAATTTCTGAACACAAGCCAGAAAACGAGAAGTATTCAAATTACATTGTATATGCCGGCGACTTTATTCCAATTGAGTGGAAAAAGGTTGTATTGTGGTCTGAGGAGTCGGGACATAAAGCCACCCCCGGCACCTATTATGATTATAGTAGCCGCCCCAAGAGGAGCATTCGCTATTTCGTGAACCATTGGGATGTGTGTTTGAACTCACGCTCATGCCAGAGAGTCTTAGACAATAGAGGAATCTCAGTCCACTTTCTCATCGACAATGATGGAACAATCTACCAGACTGTTGATATGCAGCACGCATGTTGGCATGCCGGCTCTGAGCGCGCCAACAGAGCCTCGGTGGGAGTAGAGATCTCGAATGCCTATTATCCAAAATACCAAGATTGGTATGTTGAAAACGGTCACGGAGAAAGGCCGATTGTCTCCGGTGCGCGCTGTCAAGGAGAAGGGTTACCAGACTTCACAGATTTTTACCCAGTGCAGATAGAGGCGCTTAAAGCGCTTTGGAAAGCAATCCACAATGGATTAGAAATTCCTTACAACGCACCACTAACTCAGTTTGGCAATACCTCAACAAAGTACGAACAGGATGTGAAATATGGAACGTTCGAGGGATTCGTTAGTCACTATCACGTTTCTAAGAACAAGATTGATTGCGCCGGTTTGGATATAAAAACTCTTTTAGAAGAGGTGGAGAATGAAAAAGAACCAGCAACCGCTCCCTCGTGCTGTTGCGATCCGTGAACACGAACAGATAGTAGTAGGCTCAAGCCTCGAAGCACTCCTGTACGCTTTTAAGCACCAGTTGCCAGTTTTCTATACTGGATTTGACGTGCCATTTCGGTTTGATCATCTGTTGCCGTCTTACGATTTGTCTTGTCTTGGATTAACTAACGAATCAACGGCGATAGCGACACACGATGAGTCTTTTGTGGTAGGTGCACCCCAGTCCCTTCTTTGGGATCGTCTATTGTTCATATTGTCTCTCGCAGGACTATCTCCTCTGAGTAATCTGTGCGAGAATATCAGGTGCGATGGCGACACTATCGTCTGTTCAAATGAATATTCTAAAATCGCAGAGATTCGATTTGGTAAGATGCATTATTTTGGTGATGACAATTGTACCGGCATAATAGAGAAAGTTGTTGCGGAGCGCCATTATATATGTTATGATTGGATAGCGTTCAATCGTGGAGGTAAGCATGAAATCGACTATATCGAAACAGAAGATGAATTTGTCAAGCAAATTTGGTTCTACTCATCAGATCGTATCGATGGTAAAACAGCCGTCAAAGATGCGTGCACGGTTTCACACTTATCGGAAACACAACTCAGGGAATTTGACTTCTCGGAGACGATGGCAAGATTTAAACTGATCAACGAAATGGAAACAAGGGGAATGAAGGGTCTTTTTAACGGATATTGCCCTAAATACGGTCATGCGAAGTACTATAAATTTAGAACAAGTAATCTTGGCCGCAAGAGAATTGAGAAACCACAGAACACACTCCCATCCTCCCCTAAGATTACGATTGCGCAAGAAGACAAAGGAACTCTTATTGAGAGCCTTCCAGAAAGTAGTCGAAACTATCAAAGAATAATAAGTTACCTATGACAGCACGCTCACATTTAGCCGGGATTATCCCCGTTGCCGGACTGAAGACAGATTACGACATAGCCACACCAGAGTACCTACTACCCGTTGATCCCGGATTCACCGCTATTCAGAAGGCGGTTTATGAGTGCGCACTAGCAGGTTGCCAGACGATCTGGATTGTTGCCAACGACGACACTGCACCAATAATCCGTACGATTATTGGTGAATGGATCTACGATCCTGTGTACTTTTCGAACCCACATATAAGATTTTCCAGTGAACACCGGCGAGAGATTCCAATATATTATGCCCCCATTCATCCGAAGGATCGTGATCGCCGCGACAGCTATGGCTGGTCCATCCTGCACGGGATTAACAGTGCGTGGAGAACAGCTACTCGCATATCTAAATGGGTTGTGCCCGATAAGTATTACGTCTCTTTCCCCATGAATGCTCATAATGTATATAACATCAGGCGCCAGCGTTTGAAGATCTCCGACACGACTAAGAACTGGTTCATGACGCACGAGGGGAAAACCGTAAAGGATAATATCCCGCTCCCATTTACTATGTTTGGGCAGGATTATATCCATTGCCGCCGGCATGTCAACAAACAGACAACGAGGCAGTTTCTCAACCCGCCCCCCGGCGAGATGCCTACCGAGAAGCTCCCTCTCCATGAGAGGTGGTCGGCCCGCCACTTTGATTTCGAAGAGATTTTCGATGCTGTTTGCACCACTGATGCTCACATGGAAAAAGCTGATTGGTTCTATGATATTACCAATTGGGAAGGCTATAAGAGTTTCCTTGGATCAGAGAATTTTATAAAAAAACCAATAAATGACTTGATTAAACCTCACGGACATGTTAAGTTACCATATAGAGAGGGAGAAATAAATGACGATTAAGTTCGTAGGGCTTCACGCCCATAGTGTAGCAGGTTCAATTTTTGATGCGATTGGGTACCCAGACGCCCACATGAATTATTGTTTTGAGAACGGTGGAGATGCGCTAGCACTCACGGATCACGGTAATATGAACGGACTAGCCGCTCAAGTACTGCATGCAAAGAAGATGCAGGCGGAAGGTAAGAACTTCAAGCCTATCTTTGGAGTTGAAGCATATTTCACCACATCGGTTAAGGAATGGAGAGAGGCTTATGACGAGGCTATGGCTGACAAGAAGAAAGCCCGGGCTACCAAAAAGACAGCCCAATCAGGTGCAACGACAGAGGATGAGGGAAACACAAAAGCTGCGCAGCCGATCCTTAAGCGCCGGCGCCACTTAATCCTCCTCGCACAGAATCAAACTGGACTGAACAACTTGTTCAAGCTAATCTCGAAGAGCTACACGGAAGAATACTTCTATAGATACCCACGAATGGACTACGGCCTCCTTAGAGAGCACTCGGAGGGCATTATCGCCGCGTCTGCATGCTTGGGAGGGGTGTATGCCGGCAACTACTGGGAGAACCGAGAGGAAGGTTCTGAAGCCGTCCTAGAAGCTATGCGCGAAACCACACGTGAAATGGTGTCAATCTTCGGTGATCGCTGGTACGCAGAGTTACAATGGAATAACATCCCAGAACAGCACGAACTAAACAAATACATAATCCAGATCGCCAAAGAGTTTGATCTTAAGATGATCTCAACAGCGGACAGTCACTATCCAGACCCTGACGCATGGAAAGATCGTGAGATGTATAAGCGCTTAGGCTGGCTTGGTCGCGGAACTCCATCATGGGGAGAAGGATCAGAGTTGCCGTCAGGTGTGGAAGAGATCGGATACGAGCTTTATCCCAAGAATGGCGAGCAAATGTGGGAAAGCTACAAGAGCTATTGCAAATCAACAGGATTTGAATATGATGATGACTTGGTGATGGACAGCATTACCGAGACGTACGACATCGCACACAATCGCATTGAGGACTTCTTCCCTGACACAACCGTGCGCTTGCCCGATTTTGTTGTACCGGCTGATTCTACCGCCACACAGGCGCTAGTAAACTATGCTCTAGAGGGTTTGAGGCAGAGAAATCTACACAAGAACTCAGAATACATGGAGCGCCTCAAACACGAGCTTAATGTTATTGATGACCGTGGCTTCTCAAAGTACTTCCTAACGATGAAAGCAATCGCCGACGAAGCTACTACGCAGATGCTGGCAGGTCCCGGTCGCGGGTCAGCAGCCGGCTCACTAGTGGCTTACTCTCTGGGGATTACACAAGTTGATCCGATTAAACATGGGCTCCTGTTCTCACGTTTCTTGCGCTCGGATGCTACTGACTATCCTGATATTGATTATGATGTGTCTGATAGTATGGCACTTAAGGAGCGCCTTGTCGAGATGTGGGGTGAAGATACAGTCGCCCCCATTTCCAACTGGAACACTCTCCAATTGAAATCTCTTATCAAGGACATCTCAAAGCTCCACGGCATTCCTTTCACAGAGGTCAACAGTGTTACTAGTACGATGATCCGCGAAGCGACACCAGCAGCGAAACAGAGACATGGCATTAAGGCAGGTGTTTACGTGCCGACTTGGGAAGAGGTAATAGAGTTTTCACCAACCCTACAATCGTTTCTCACAAGGCATCCCGAGGTGCATGCGCGTGTTGAGGGGCTTGTGGGACAAGTCCGGTCATGCTCGCGACATGCTGGTGGGGTGGTGGTCGCTGAGAACCTCGACCAGTACATGCCGCTAATCAACTCCGGCGGTGTACGACAATCTCCGTGGGCAGAAGGGCAGAACGTTCGACACCTTGAGCCGATGGGCTTCATTAAGTTCGATTTGCTTGGGCTCTCTACTCTTAAGATGATGGAGGGTTGCATCGAACACATCTTGCGCCGCCATCACGGGGTAGCTGAACCAACCTTTGAACAGGTTCGAGAGTATTACAACGAGAAGTTACACCCAGACACTATCAACATGAGCGATAGCGAGGTCTATGAAAACGTCTTCCACGCTGGGAGATGGGCAGGTATTTTCCAGTTCACAGAGCAGGGTGCACAGGGTTTCTGCAAGAAAGCAAAGCCCGAAAGCATAGTTGATATCTCAGCTGTAACCTCGATTTTCCGTCCAGGACCATTGTCCGCCGGCGTTGACACTGACTATGTGGAAGCGAAGACACACCCACAGTATGTGTCGTATTTGTCAGAAGACGCTCGCGAGATCACCGAAGAGACTTTCGGGTTCCTCATCTTTCAGGAGCAGATTGCTCTACTGGCTCATAAGCTTGGTGGGCTGACGCTTGATGAGGGCAACATGCTCCGCAAGGTGTTGACCAAGAAGGGAACTGGTAAGGGTGGTATTAAAACCAAGCTTAGAGTTAAGTTCGTTGACGGCTGCAAGGCAAACGGTATCGACAGTGATGCTGCAAATAGCCTGTGGGATAAGTTCGAGTTCTTCTCCGGCTATGGCTTCAATAAATCACATGCCGTGTCCTACAGCATCATCTCGTTCCAGTGTGCTTGGCTGTGGAACTACTATCCCGCAGAGTGGATGGCAGCGTTCCTCGACAAAGAGCCGGAGAGTAGAAAAGAGAAGGCGATCAATATTGCAAAGAAGTATGGATTCGATATCGCACCGTTGGATATCAACAAGTCCGGTACCGTGTGGGAGATTAGCGACGATGGGAAGACCCTCATTCAACCCTTGACCTCTATCAAGGGGCTCGGCATGAGCGCCATTGAGCAGATTCTAGACAACCGACCATTCACTAACGCAGAAGATCTGTTATTCCGCGAAGGAGTATCGTACAGCAAGTTCAACAAGAAAGCTCTCGATGCTCTCTGCAGAGGCGGAGCCCTAGACAACATTATCGATGATAGGTTTACGGGACGCAAGCACTTCTGGTCTGCATGTGTGGTCGAGAGGCCAAAGAATTTAAAGAAGCTAGCCGAGAATATGGAAACGTATAAGCCAGAAGGCGACTTCTCTGAAGAAGAGGTGATCCAGTTCAAGACAGACCTGACTGGTATCTTCCCAATCAACCTTGTGATCAACTTAGAGACGATTGAGAAGCTGAAAGAGAAGTTTGTCCCACCAATCTCGGAGTTCGATGAGGAGTTGCAGTTGTGCTGGTTCATCCCCCGCAAAGTAACCGAGAGAAAGACGAAGAACGGAAAGCTCTATTGGGTCTTGGAAGTCATTGATAGCAATAACGAACTCACCCGGATTAGGTGCTGGGGTGTCAAGCCGCACGACTCGGTACAGGTTAACCGACCCTACATGAGCCGGCTGAACTACGATCCAGATTGGGGCTTCTCAACGAGATCTATTCGACATAACTTTAGGTTGTTGGGGTAAATATGAGAGAGATAAAACTATGGAAGAACAGAAATGAGCTTTCAGATAAAGTTGCCATTGTTGATGACGAAGATTATAATAGGGTTATGGAAGCTATTAGTTCGCGATCCAAGTGGTATGTTCACTCACCACCACCCAGCAAAAAATATTATGCCTTTGACGGCAGCCACCGACTTTCAATTCACAGAGTAGTGATGAGTGCCCCGAAAGGCTTCGATGTGGATCACGTCAACGGAGACCCTTTAGACAACAGAAAAGAGAATCTACGGATTTGTACTCGTTCTCAAAATTGTCAAAATAAGTCAGTAAGAGCCGATAGCAAATCAGGATTTAAGGGGGTCGACCAGCGAGCGACCCGATTCCGAGCTTACATAGGGGATCCCAATCGAAAAAACCGCCATATAAACTTAGGCTCCTACTCCACCCCCGAAGAAGCAGCGAGAGCATACGACAAAAAAGCAACAGAACTCCACGGGGAGTTCGCAACGCTAAACTTCCCAAAGGTTAACACATGAACATTATAAAAACATTCAGCCCATTATTAAAAGAGCCTGAACTCAAAGACGGATTGCCAACAGTAATCAGAGTGAACAAGTTCACAGAGGCATCCGCGAAAGCCTTCACAGAAAACATGTCGAAGGCACAGAACACAGGACAAACTGTAATCCCTGTGGTTATCGATAGCTACGGTGGCTCAGTGTATGCCCTCATGACAATGATTTCAGCAATCAAGCACTCGAAGATTCCAGTAGCGACCATCGTCGAGGGCAAGGCTATGTCCTGTGGGGCAATCTTGTTCAGCTTTGGCGCTCAAGGTAAGCGGTTCATGGACCCAGATGCCACAGTGATGATTCACGATGTCAGCAGTATGAGCTTTGGAAAGGCAGAAGAGATCAAGGCTTCCGCCGAAGAGACTGAGAGACTAAACCAGAAGATCTATCACATGATGGCGACCAATTGTGGGCAGGATGCAGATTACTTTCTTGACATTGTGCACGAGAGGGGTCATGCCGATTGGTTCTTAGATGCGAAAGAGTCTAAGAAACACGGACTAGCCAACCACATACGAGTGCCTACTTTCAAGATCTCTACTACAGTAAAGTTTGAGTTCAAGTGATGCCTTCGACTACTTATAGGCGGAGGTCCTTGATGTGTCGACTATTGAGTTAAGATGGCGAAAAGTTGTCAACGAACTAAAATATTTATACAAGGAGTTAGAGCTATCAAAAGAGATAGGAAAGGAATCAGCTCAGTCGTTTCAGGAGTACTATGAGCAATTCTGCGCCTCCAACGAGATTGACCCTCACGACCTGTATGACAGGAACCAAGAAAGAGTTGACAATTTATACACACCACCTCCGTTAGAAGAGCTAATAGAAGAGAACGAAGAACAGACACCAGAAGAAAAAGAAGAAGATGACGTTCACAAATCATTCTACAGGGTATACCGTAAGCTAGCGTTTCACCTTCACCCAGATCGTCAACCAGCTGATATAACAACAGAAGAAAAGGAAGAGATGAGCCGGATGTTCAGAGAGGCTAAGGATGCGCTAGACAATAAGCACTACTTTATCCTGCTTGACTTGGCGGAGCAGTTCGGAATCGAATCACCCACCAACTATAAAGAGCAGATTCGATGGATGAGGAAGGAAGTAAAAGCAGTTGATCAAAAGATCGCCGATGAAAAAGGGACTTATAACTATCTTTTCGGTGAGACTGAGACTGACGAAGAGCGTGATAAGCTGATTAAGACGTTTTTAAAGCAAGTTTATGATTTTTCTTCTTGACAGCCCCTCCCCACTATGCTATATTAAAAGAGTAAGTAAACCACAGGAGGTACAATTGGCAAGCTCACACACTGAAAAGCAAAGATACGTTAAGGAATACATTAGGTCGCTAGCAGCGATTGAAGAGGCTATGGAGCCATACAAGGAACAGCGCAGAGAACTGCGATCTGAGTATCGCGAAAACAGCTGGCTCGACACAGATGAGATTCGAGCAGCGGTAAAGGCTTACCGTTTGTTTAAGGGGAAGTTTAATATTGATGAGGTCGTAGAAAACTTTGAACTACTCAGCGGGGGAGAATAATAATGCAGACACTTAATGCACAACTACTATCATTTGCGCCGATGGAGCGCTAGGGAGCACCGACTAACATGGCAGCTAGACAACAACACGGATTTGACAACGAGAAAAACGTCATCTCCAGTAATGATCTTGTTGACGTTGGCGAGATAGAGGGTTATACTTCAAAATGGGACGCAAGGGCTCCAAAAGCTAACATACTAGAATTAAACAAGATTGTAGAAAATGTGCCGACACAGATTAAAACAATAAGATACGGAGGAAGTGTGGATATGGGTGATGTGTTTCGGCATGCTGAGAACACAGAAAATTTCATCCTTCAAGTAGATTTCTATACAGGACCCAAGAAGGATCTAAATATTGTTGAGAGCCACAAGGTTTATGTTGACGCAGACAAGTGGGCTGAATTGTTTGAGTTTGAAGATTATGGTTTCTTGAAAGAATGCTTAAAAGAAATCACAAACGAATATTCCGATGATAGTAAGTGGAAAGGAATGATGGCTGAAATGCACAATCGCTGGGGTAAAGACCGTCGCGTAATTCACTTGGCGCCCAAGAGAGATCACAAGAAGCAAAAGAGGATTCAGTGCACGATCCCTAACGTTAAATTTTATGAAAAGTTCTTGCCACTATTCAACCGAGTAGAATATGTCAAAAAATCCCTAGATCAGTTTTACACGAAGCCTGCAATCGTAGAGAGTGTGCTTAAGATGGTCGATTTATCAAAGTATGATTTGATTGTCGAACCCTCGGCAGGTGCCGGAGATTTTTTGAAGAGACTGCCGCTAGATAAAAGTATCGGACTCGACATAGAGCCAGCCACAAGTGGAATACTGAGAAAAGATTTTTTTGATTTCGCGCCCGAGAGAGTGAAAAATACACTCACAATTGGAAACCCACCATTTGGCAAAAACTCAAGCACAGCAATAAAATTTTTTAATCATGCGGCTCAGTTTTCAGATTGTATCGCATTTATTGTGCCCAGAACTTTTAGAAAACCATCGGTCATTAATCGCTTGAATGAGAATTTTCACATTGTAAAGCAAAAGATCTTGCCGAGTGATTCGTTCTATACTCCGGAGGGTGAATCCCGCGCCGTCCCAACGGTATTTCAGATTTGGGAGCGCCAAGAAGCCCCGAGGACAAAAATTAAAACCTTTACTACCCACCCGGATTTTGATTTTGTGCGTATCCAGAACAACCCAACAAGACAACAGAAGGAGCTTCAGTGTAGAAATTCAGACTTCTGTGTACGCCGGGTTGGTGGAAGCGCCGGCAAAATATATAAAGATTATGATATTATATATAGAGACTGGAAAAGCCACTATTATATCAAGCAAAAAACAGAAGGGGTTGAAAGAATTATGTCGCTCATTAGGTGGGATGACAGAGAGAGTCCCAAATTTGACACTGCTGGAAACCCAAGCATATCAAAACACGAATTAATTAAACTTTATAAGGAAACTAAGAAAAAACTATGAATAAAGCAACGCAAAGGACAATGTTTAGCTCTGCCACTGGCAAATGGGCGACACCCCAAGAATTTTTCGACAAACTAAATTGGAGATTTGGTCCCTTTAGTCTTGATCCGTGCGCGTCAGAAGAAAACACAAAGTGTACAAAGTTCTTCACAGAAGCAGACGACGGGCTTACCAAGGATTGGACAGGGCACACAGCCTTTGTTAATCCCCCATACGGACGCGGTATCGATCAGTGGATTCAGAAGGCTTATGAATCAGCCGAAGCTGACGAGAACACCAAGGTCGTTATGTTGATTCCGGCACGAACCGATACCAAGTATTGGCATGATTATGTGATGAAAGCAGAGTATATCTACTTTATCAAGGGGCGCCTTAAGTTTGGCGATAGCAAGAACTGTGCGCCATTCCCATCTGCCGTGGTGGTATTCCGCAAGCACCCCACGTGGGCAGCGGGTGCATTGCCGTCGATGGGGGTATTAACACGATGAACCGAAAACAACGGCGCGCCGCCGAGAAGAAAGAGAAAAGTCAATCTCCAGAGGAAAAAGCGCTTGCCCAGAAATTTTTCCTTTTTGACCAGTTGCCGGACGAATGCAACACTTGCGATACTCCGTTTGATAAGAAAAGCAAGACTCAAGCGCTCAATTGGCAGGTCGTTGTGCATACCGAGCAAGAGAAAGTTAGACTCTTTTGTCCCACGTGCATCACAAGCGCAAAGAAGGCAGAGGAATGAAATCCGACCCAAAAGCTGTCATAAGGCTCTCGACTTCCGGATTCAAACAAATCTTGGACGGAGACACCCCCGAACCAATCACGAGCATTATAAAGGTATACTCGAATGACTGCCATTTGTGTCACAACCTTAAAGAATACTATGAGGACCTCGCAAAGACGTACAACGGCGAACAGGGCATACACTTTTTTGCCTTTAATATTAACGACTCCCCCCGCATTAAGAAAGAGCTAGGGCTCAATGGCGTACCGACAATCCTAAAAGTATTACCTAGCACCAACAGCAAGCCAACAGTTGCCTCACTTGAGGACCCAGATAACCCCAACAAGCACACATGGTTCCGTGTGGGCGATATAAGAGACTTTATAGAAAAGGAGAGATAAGAAATGATAAAGAACAAAAGAGCATACGAAGCGATAATCTTGCGATTGCAAGCAGAAGGCACAGCAGCCCTCGCCAACATTGAGTGCCAGTTCCGATCTGTGGACCCTGATATGGACGAGATAGTTCGACTGTCGGAGACCCTCACTAAGTGCGAAAACGCAATCACCATGCTCCAAGGATATATTGGACCAAAGATAAATCCTCCTGCCATACCGGCTCGACCTGCGCCTGTAGTACAGTCGCCCCAAGCACCAACACGCACAGAACCATTGGTCGTAACACCGGAGATGTCGGCAACAATGCGGCGCAACGAAGCCAAAGAAAAAATCAAGAAGACAGCATCAAAAGCAAAAACAAAGAAGGCAAAGAAATGACAACCCTATCATATGATGACGTACTACTGCAGCCGCAGTATTCCGATATCCGCTCTCGTTCAGAGATTGATATGACTACTGACTTGGGTCGAGGGCTTGTGTTGGCAACTCCCATCTTCTCTTCCCCCATGGATACGGTCACAGAGGGGAGGATGGCTGTTGCTCTTGGAGAGTCTGGTGGGTGCGGTATCATTCACCGATACAACACCACAGCCCGTCAGCAACGCTTTGTTGAGCGCGCTAAAACTTTGTCGAGGAATACTGGCATTAATGTCGGTGCTGCGATTGGCATTACTGGTGATTATCTGGAAAGAGCAGAAGCACTAGTCAAATCGGGCGTGGCTTTCTTATGTGTCGATGTGGCCCATGGCCATCATATTCTTATGAAGGAGGCGCTAGCCGCGCTAAGGGAAAAATATCCCGATCTACACTTGATGGCTGGCAACGTCGCAACCTTGGAAGCGGTTAACGACCTGTCTGATTGGGGTGCCGATAGTGTGCGCTGTAACATCGGCGGCGGCTCCATCTGTACAACGAGAATTCAGACTGGACATGGCGTTCCCGGACTGCACACAGTCCTTGAGTGCGCGAAGACTGACCGCAATGTTAAGATTATTGCTGATGGTGGGATCCGAAATAGCGGTGATATTGTAAAAGCTCTAGCGGCCGGCGCAGATGCCGTTATGTGTGGTTCTTTGTTTGCCGGCTGCACTGAAGCGCCGGGAGAGGTCTTCCGTTCTTCTAGCGGAGAGACATGGAAAACATATCGCGGAATGGCATCTAAAGAAGCGCAGTCAGATTGGAAAGGAAATTACTCCAGCCTCGAAGGGGTTGCATCCAAAGTGCCTTATCGCGGCAGTGTATCTGTGGTGCTTAACGACCTTCGACGAGGTATTCGCTCCGGCTTTTCCTATACAGGTGCCCGCAACATAGAGGAACTGCATGCAAAAGCTCAGTTCATTGAGCAAACGACATCTGGACTAACTGAAGGTCACCCGCACATCATGGGGAGAACTTGGTAATGAGCGATAATGATAATGACGCATCAATCGACTATGGCAAGTTAACAAAAAAGATTACCTTTGTTGATAATGATCACCGTCAAGCAAAGATGCAGGTTAAACTCCAGTCAGCTAGTCTAACTCAGAGCGCCTTCTTTCGGGGGGTAATCACTGGGTTGATTGAGGGAGACACTAGAATCGTTAGCTTTGTTGAAGATATGTCGTCAATATCAAAGGGAAGAAAATCTAAAACTCGCAAGCTGTCCGAGCAGGGAAAAACAGCCGTTGAATCTCTTGGATTAAGCGAGCAACAAATGATTGATATCTTTGATATGATAGCAGAAGAGCACCCCGAACTATAAAAGTGCACTTTTTTTGACTTTAATGGAACACATTACTATTTATTTTTGAGTTGAACGCATATATGTTCTAAGGAGAATACTAAATGGCTCGTAAAAAACTATTATCTGAGGGCGAGGTTAGGCAATTCATGAAATTGGCCAATCTTGGTGCCCTTTCTGAAAACTACTTTTCAAGCACCCTAGAGGAAGAAGAGGAAGAAGTCGTTGTTGACGAACTTCCTGTTGAAGACGAAGAAATCGTCGACGAACTTCCCGGTGAAGAAGACATGGGACTCGAAGCACCAGACGAAGGCGCCGAAGGACTTGTAATGAGTCTTCTTCAACGCGTTCAAGACTGGGCTGAAGAGAACGGTGTTGAAATGGACCTAGACGGCAGCGAAGGAGGTGAACTTGAAGATGCCGAGCTAGAAGACGAAGTACCCCTCCCCGATGAGGAAATGATGGACGTGGAAGCAGTGGAAGAGATTCCAATGCAAGAAGACGATCTTTATGAAGGCGATCTCGCCGAAGTTGGTCAGGTGGCGTCTATAAGACAACCAGAACGCCGGAAACCCGGAGTCCCCCGCAGTCAAACAAGGGATCCTAAGTCAGCATGCGCCCCAGGCGAACGCTGGAATGCCGAGCTTAAGCAATGCGATCCAGCGGCAGCTGGCGGCGAAGAAGCCATGGTTGCAGAAGTGGTACGCAGAGTTGCTGCACGCCTTAAGGGTGCAAAGCAAACAGCCACAGTAGCAGACCAGTTAGCCGAGCGCATTTTCGACCGACTGACATCAAAGTCCAAGTAAAAACAAAACACTATTTACGAGCAAACTTATTAGCCGCTGAGGATAGCTCCTTTAGCGGCTAATTTGGTTTTAGAAAGGGAGCCCCATGAGTTGGAGTCTATTTACAATCACATTTATCTTAGGATATCTTACCTGTAAAGCTTTATACTTTTTCAGAGCGGCACGACTGAGCTTATCTGTTCTACGAGCTACTCATCTTATGTCAACTGCCATATTGGCAAAATCAATGGAAGATCTTCATTACGCAAGAATGTTCCGCATGCGCCATATGGCTGAGTCTGGCGAAACAGAGCACAATATTGATGCCTTTTCAATTCGTACGAATCAAGAGATAGGCTACTTCAAAGAAAAATCAATTAAAAACATCATAGAGTTGCACCCTCAATTCTTTAAACATATTTTAGAATTTGAGGATTGGGACGGTGCGATGAAATACTTAAATAGGAATGAGTCGATTGTGATCCATTTTCTTAAGGGGGGCGAACAATGATTAATCGCATTAAAGAGCTAATTGGTGCCGGAAGTGAAGGAGAGCCAGAAAAAACTGAAGAGAAGCCAAAAATAATTATTATGGATCCAAGCGCCCTGAAAGAGGCAGTCGAAGCTCCAGCAGCAGAGTCTTATCTTATAGGACTCTTTGCTACCGTTGAGGAAGAAAAGGTTTCTGAGTTGGTTCATGCATTATTGGCAGTTAGTGAAGAAAACAAGCGCCAACCAGAGGAGAAAAGAACTCCCGTTGATTTTTATATCTCCACATACGGCGGCTCGGCAGACGACATGTTTGGGCTCTATGATGTGATGCGCAGCACGAGAGAGACACAGCCAATCCGCACAGTTGGATTGGGCAAGGTAATGTCCGCAGGTGTCTTGTTGTTGGCTGCTGGCACCAAGGGACAGCGCAAGATCGCCAAGAACTGCCGCGTCATGATCCACTCAGTAGTCGGGGGCAACCACGGTGCCCTTCATAACATGCTAAATGAGATGGAAGCCATCGAGGATCTGCAACACATGTTTATAAATTGTTTGGTAGCAGAGACAAAAATGTCGAAAACACAACTTAAAAAGATGTTGGATCGCAAGGTTAATGTCTATTTATCAGCAGAAGAAGCGGTCGAACTAGGGATCGCTGATATAATTGTTTAAATAAGAGAGTCTATATAATGAGCTTACAGAAAATACTCCAAGAAGAATACGAGAAGAAACTTATTCTCACCCCAAACCACCTACTTGAGATGATTGAGGAGATAATGGCACAAGCCCCACTCACCGCAATGGACACTCTTGTTGAAGACGCAGCCACTGGCGGCCGGTTTAGTTTCAGTATTCCGATTCCCAAGCTTGTCCCCACAGAAGCCTGGGGTGATCCCGACAGCCAATCTCGCGGCGATATTGCAAGAATTTTTGATTCTATTACACGTGAGCCGGATATCCGCGCTAGAATTCAGCATGTTAATACTTTTTTGGATCCAGAGCAAGCCCTGAGAAAGGCTCCCGGCGGCAAGATTAACGCTGTTCTCAACATGATGCAGATTATCGAAGCACTTCAGGCTTGCCTTAATGACTACAATGAATCATCAGCCGGCTTTGTTTTTGAGGGCTTTATGGCTGCATTGACTGGTGGTAAGCAGATCGCCGGCAGAGTTGGGGGCACGCTCCCCATTGAAGATTTTGTTGCATTCTCCGAAACCGGGGACACGCCGGTGCCTACTAGTTTGAAGCTGTTGAGCCCTAATACACCTATTCACGGCAGCTTTACAAACCTCGTTGATTACTTATTTATCCGCGGCGGACGAGGAGTACCAGAAATTCGATATTTGATCGCACTCAAAGACGTAGAAGCGGAAAACGTATCCAAACTTGCCTTCTTTGATTTTGTGATAAACAGAGACAATTTTATTGAGGTAATGCTTCAATCTAACAATGGAAGTTTGTTGGGTAAATCTGCAGCCGCCCTGAAGAAACATATTGCTACTTGGACTGACCCTAAATCGGATCCGGGCCCCGAATGGCGCCTTAAGATGCGCGACTTGCTTCGTTCGGCGCCGGGGTATACTGCAAACCGAGGCATGTTTTATGTAAACTTGGATAATGCCGGCACCTTCAGTGCAGACTCTGGACCAATTGCTGATCCTGATAAGAAGCGCAAACAGTATGGACTTGCCCGGGCGCAAGGTGAGACGACTGCTTTGCACAACGCAGCGCAACAGGCGGGTGCAGCTTCTTATCGAGGTGACGGTCCTCCTTTAGAGGACTGGATTAAAAACTTAGATTTAGATATGGAAGGGTATACCAAAAATAAGCGAATGAAGACCCTGCAAGCCATAGCAGATGCCTTTCAAGATGGCGTACGGCGCGCCGAAACAGAGCCGGAAGAGGAAACGGTTAAAGAGTCTTACTACGGTTTTGGTGCCTTTCACGAAAGAGAGAAACAACTAATGAAAGAGGAGCTTCTTCTGGAGGCTGGCAAATCATCAGGGGGCAGTCAGTGGGGAATTAGTCGCGGAAATATGAACGCGATGCGCACACTGGTTTCCACTGAATACTATGGAGAGCTAGATCTGTCTCAGGCAAATATTGATGTACTCTCTAAAATTTATACTGACAAGCTGGGTGAAGACTTAATGAGTCTCTTGGAAATTACAAAGAACTTTTCCGAGAACATCGGTCGCTACTTTAGTACGCCGGATCGTGCAGAAGCTATTGAAGCCAACCAAACGGCTATTGCGCAAGGTGGTCAAATTATTACGGGACTAGCTTCGGACCCCGCCGGCGCCAAGGAAGAAACCTAAATAAAGTTCTTGACACTAAGGACTCTGCCGGTTATAATAAATAAGAACGTTTAACACAAAGAGGTGAGAATTGAGTAGCAGAGCATATAACAGTCAACAAGCACTACAGCAGAAGATAATGGATGGAGTTAATACGTTAGCCGATAACGTGGCTTCAACACTTGGTCCCCGCGGCCGCAACGTCCTCCTACAAGAACAGGGAAAGAAACCCTTCATTACAAAAGATGGTGTTACTGTCGCAGCATTTGTTGCACTTGATGATCCCTTTGAAAACGCAGCAGCCCATATAATTAAGCAGGCTGCAGTGCAGACCAACTCGGATGCTGGCGATGGCACCACGACTGCCACAGTGCTAGCACGTGCTATTCTGCGAGAAGCCCAAAGATACATTGCATCAGGAATCTCCCCAATAGAACTACAAAGAGGGATTGAAGTAGCAGCCAGAAGTATTACAGCCAACCTTAAGAACATGGCAACCCCGATTACTAGCGTCGATGATATCACCCACATCGCAACCATCTCTGCCAACAATGATACTGCAATTGGAGAGCTTATCGCTCTCGCTGTGGATCGTGTTGGGCAAGATGGCTCTATTACAATAGAGGACTCTCGCTCGCTTGAGACTTCTATCGACATAACGGAAGGGTTTCGGTTGCCATCGGGGTATTGTGCTAGCGCGTTTGTTACAGATGAGCGCCGCGCCATGATGAAATACGACGAACCTCTCATCTTGGTAACTGACTACAAAATCTCAGCAGTGGAGCCTATTCTTCCGTTGCTTGAGCTTGTTGCACGAGAGGGTCGACCGTTGATTGTGGTCGCCGAAGAGGTCGAAGGACAAGCACTGGCGGCGATGATTATGAATGCGGTGCGAGGCTCTCTCAAGGTTGCAGCGATTAAGGCTCCCTTCTATGGCGAAGAACGCCGCACCACGATGTCAGACTTGGCACTCTCGGTGGGTGCTACCTTCGTAACGCGTGAATCAGGAGCCAAGCTCGCAGCAGTCAAACTGTCGGACTTAGGTAGCGCAAGTTCGATTGAGAGCAATAAGCATAACACAACCATCATCGGTGGGACAGCAGACTACGAACAAATCGAACACCGCATTGAAAGCCTCAAAGAAGAAATCAAGGCAACAGAGTCGATACAGGAAGGAGAGATTCTCCAGCGTCGAATCGTACGCTTGGCGTCTGGGGTTGGAGTTATCCGTGTTGGTGGAGCCACAGAGGTGGAGATGATTGAGAAGAAGCATCGTATTGAGGACGCCCTTGAAGCAGTTAAATCTGCCCAAGAAGAGGGCACTGTTCTTGGGGGCGGTAGTGCTCTGCTTCGAGCATCAAGAGAACTCGAACTGTCAGAGCTAGATAATAGTGATCAGGCACTCGGCATTGCAATAGTAAAAGAAGCGTGCAAGGAACCAATCCGGCAGATGGCTCTGAACGCTGGGCTCTCGCCTGACTTGATTCTTAAGCAAGTTTCTGAGGCAGATGAGACGCAGGGATGGGACTTTCGTCGTAATGAGTTAACAGACCTATATGAGAACGGAGTGATAGACCCCGTTAAAGTTACTTGTTGTGCACTGCAGAATGCAGCTAGTTGTGCGGGCACACTAATTACTACTAACTTCGGTATCATCCAGACAGGGATTTAATATGCAAGTTGGGGATTTGTGCCACGTTCCGCAGGGAGTATATCTATATGATAACTTCCGCCTTTTTAGGAAGCGAACTGATATCCCCACCGTTGGAGTCTATATGGGCGAAGCCGGCTATGAAACACACGCTCTAATCTTCTTAGAGGGGCAGAAGTTCGCCGTTCGAAAAACAAACATTTATAAACTAAAGGACAAGACATGTTAGTAAAACTTACAGAAGTCGTCAACAATGGCGCAGTCACAACTGGGGTGAAGTACACTCTAAGAGAAGTGATGATTAATCCCGAACACGTAATCATGATTCGGGAAGATCATCGAATGAGTGTTCTAAATGAACAAGGGGCGATAGCAGACGGTCTAAGCGACGAACACACATTTTCCAAGCTCACGATTAATAGGGGCCACAGCGGCAGCGATATCATTGTCATCGGCTCTCCTGCGATTGTTGAGAAGCAGCTTAATAAAACTCCTACGCTTTTAAGGGGATAACGTGGGACAACGTGTAACAATACAATATTCGATAGACATTGATAACCTGCCGAACGAGGTCAAGCGCCTCGTGGATCGGGTCGACCACGAAATTAGTACCCTGCAAGGTGTCAAGTGGTCCGCTGATCCGTTCACTCCAACTACGGGAGAACTAATCGCAGAAACAAGAGAGTCCTTGTCTGCAATCGATCATATGTTACAAGACATTGATGTGATCATAGCGGGCTATTTACAGTATAAGGCGGGAACACGCGCAGCAGCAGAGCAAGCACCAGAGACGCTCCCTGCTGACGAGATTCAAGAAAGATTGTCGGAATTCCGCGCGAAGATGGGGCAGATCGATAATGAAGTCACCGATTAGAGAGGCGATCAATAACTTTAAAGCCCTGTCTACTCTTCGCAAGATGATTCCACGTGGAAGTGTGATTCACTCATTTGCATTGTTTGACGGAGGGCTGGAAGTTGGGTTAGCGCATGATGACCGATTCGTGGTCGCACACACCACCAAATATCCAGTGTATGAGTTTTGGTCATGTGCCTTAAAAGATCCTGTGCGCATCGCAACTCTGTCGAACTTTCTACACCCCGTAGAAGAGAATACCCACAAGGTACTGCAGGAAAATTGGGCAAGATATCAAGACCCATACCTGCGAGCGGCACTATTCTTCTTATTAAACCAATGTTCAGACTCTGGGTTGATCTCGTCGGGGGTTCTAGACAATGATAAATATAACTCCTTCGCTGTATCTCGCTTAACCAACTTTAAATCATCAAATATTCATATAGAGTTTGATAATGATAGTACATTATCCGAAGCAATTCAAGGAGCAAGCAACGGGGACGTAGATTACCTCCTTGTTCCCGCTGGGAACTATAGCTATGGGTTTCTACATCACGGAAAGATACAAAGCTATGAGACAACTCCCATAAATCACAAAGAACTGTTCGCTACGATGAAGGCGATACAACACAAGTGGGTTCTTGTCTACAACTTCCATAAAGAAGTTAGAGATATCTATAAAGAGTTTAAACAAACGATGATTGATAAGTATGGGAACCCTACGCTTAACGAAGAATCTTGCAAGGAGCTTATAATTGCCAACTTCTAGTGTAATCGCAGGCTTCGGACTGTTCGTGATGGGGCACATCTTGGCATGGTTTCAGCTAAACTCGCAGTTTGTGTGGGAATGGTGGGAGAAACACCCCGTCTTCACAGTGGCGCTATACGCCATTCCTACGGGGCTTTGCTTCTTGATGGGGTCTAAGCTCATTGTGGATGCTACGGGCGCCCTGTGGACGTCTAGGTTCCTCGCATTCTCTGCCTCCTATCTTGCGTTCCCGCTGCTTACGTGGTATTTCATGGGCGAGACTATGCTAACAACCAAGACAATGGTCTGCGTGCTTCTCTCTTGCATGATTGTAGCGGTCCAACTCTTTTGGAAGTAATGTAAAATAACCAACTATTTATTGTATTGGAGGAAATTTGATGAGTTATTCGACCGACAAGTGGTTTCGCTATCTACACGAAGGTGAGAAGCCGCAAGAGAAGAGAAAGGCTTCCACTGCGCCTAGTCCCCCCCGCCAGACTCAGCCATACTTTGATCAGGAGATTGAAGAGTCGACTAACAGAATGAACATGTTTCTGAGTCAGGTTGATCTCCTCAATGAGATCTCGCCCCAAGAAGCAGATAATGTTATGAACTGGTTCGGTGATGATTACGACATGCTTTCGTTTGACGATCTGTTTAAGGGTAAGCTACGCAGAGCGATACCACTGCAGTCCGAGGACGCAAAGAAGCTACTGGAAGTGGTTAACCGCCTCAAGAGCGAAGGTTGGAAAGTTGGTGTCGAGGTTCCATGGGACGGAGGAACACACAATTCAGGAAAGTTCCCAGTAAAGACTGTCAAGCAGAAAGAACGCCGCAGAGTAGGAGAGCTACCAGCAGGCTTTGGCGAAGTCGACCCAGAGACAAACCCCGATCCGCGACCCGTTGAGGAGTATGAGGTTGACACGGAGGTTGCCGACTTGCGCCTCACGAAGACTCGCACCATCACAATCCCCAAGGGGCCAAGGGCAGGCGAGACTGTTGAGAAGAAAGACGAGACAACAATGTCTCGCGCGATCCTCAAGAATAAAAACATGCCAATAGAACTGCAGGATTGGTGGAGAAAGAAACAGGTCTACTATACTAAAGAAGACCAATGGAAACAGATCGAGCGATTCTTTAAGGAAGATGTTGACAAAGATGATTTAGGGATGATGGCAATCTTGTCTCGCCATCCTCTCGATGTTCTCCGCATGAGCGACATTGACAAAATCAGGTCTTGCCACAGTGAGGGAGCTTCGGAGTTTCATTGTGCTATAGCCGAAAGTCGAGGACATGGACCGATTGCTTATCTTGTGTCCCCACAGCAGTATGAGAAGCTTATGAGCGGAGATCTTGGAGTAGATCCTAGCGTAATAGAAGACATGGAGTTTAGGAAGAGCCTTATAGATACACTCGTAAAAGCTGAAGGGGCTAGCGTTCGGTGGACCTTTGAGCCTCCCGACGACATCAAACCCTTTTTAAATGATAACGGAGTCTTCTCTGGGAAACGATACGCGAGCGAGTATTTCATTCCGAAGTACGAAAAGAAGCTCGGAGATCAAAACCTAACACCAGAGAATGTATCAGCCGCCCTTGCCGTAATCTTCCGAGCCTCTAACCCCTCCGAGCGTCAAGAGATGATGCCGCGATTTGGTTATAGCTATTTAACCTCTAAAGAACAGGCTGACGATTGGCGCTTTAGAATAACCATGGTGGATAGGCTGACTCATAGCGAAAAGTTTGACCAGTATGGCGAGAAAGACTTTGATAATAAGTGGTCGCAAGCCGCACTTGACGGCGGAGAAATAGACTACGAAGAATACGCCAAAGAACACTTCATTCCAAAATACTCACACAGTCTGGGGAACATCTCTGGGTTTGGCCCAGAGTGGCTTACCGTGAAGAATGTCGCTGCAGCAGCCGAGGCAGTCCATCGACAGAGAGACACTTCAGCCTCGCCAGAACGTGCGATGGATAAGTACGGCTATAAGAGTCCACCCACTCAACCCGTAGGACTAGAGGCTGAATACGCAGACTACGAACGAAAGAAGAAAGAGTGGGATCAGAAAGAAGAAGCCACCACTTGGTTGAAACAGTATTATGAGAAGTTTCCCAAGGTCGCAGCCCGCATCGCATCCAGCAACAGGGCAAAGAAGCACGATGATGTTGATCAGGTGATTGATGGCATTCAGGATAGTGACAGTAGCGCCTTCACATCGTTGCCCACATCTGTTCGCAAGCATCTGAATGACGAATGGTTCATCCGAGCAGCGACAGCAGCAGTTAATAAAGACAACTTCAGTCTCAACGGTTTAAATCTGCAGCCGCCTCAACCGCCGAAAGCGCCAGAAAAGAAGAAGATTACAGACATTTCCGACTTCGATGATCAAGAGATCTTCAGGGATAAACATCGTGGTATTGAGGGCATCGGCGCAAGAGCCCGCGTACGATTGCGTAAGTTTGTTGATGATGAAGAGGACATAGAGTTCGCAGTCCCAGAGCAACGCCTCTATGGTTTAAGTGTTCCTGGGTTTCTTGAGGCCGTACGTAAATGGACTTGGGATGAACAGAAAAACTTGTTCACAGGACCAAATGGAGAGGTCACCATCCCAAATTGGAACGCGCTTACTCGCCATGGTGGTAGCTACGAAGACTATAGGGACGGGACAATACTTAATAACTTCTTCGCCGAAGGCGGATTCCCTGATGAGTATAGAGATGGCGTCAACGTATCTCACGATTATGACGAAGCTGAATACGAAAATCGACAGGAAGAGATTTTTCAAGAGGCTGTTGACGAGGTTGAGAACATAGTCAGGGCGTGGAATGGGAACTTTGAAGCCTGTAGTCTAGACGCAGAAGTAGAGGAGTTTAACGACTATGACGATCAGAACATGGCGCCGTCTGTATCGGCTTGGGGCTCATGCCGCATAGCTGTTAGACTACCGAATGCAGTATCGGTCAAGGAAGAGAGCCAAGCAGACCTAGGAGACAGCAGTGTCCCCTACTTTGTCGTTCGATTCGAAGAGGATTACTTTGAAGACGGCACAGCATCCACAGTCTTCCCAGTATCCTATCACCACAAGTCACCCGGCTCACGCGAAATAGCGGACATGCTCGCTCGCGATGAAGGAGAAGAAGAGATCTCATGGGATTTAACAATGGATCACGCGTCCGGCGAAGTCTATTTCAATGTTGAATACAGTATACCAGCGGATTACGATTATGGCAATGGCCCTGATGTGGCGGAAAATCTAGGTCAATGGCTTCATGACGAATGGGACTCCAAGATCGACGAAATACATGAACAGATTCGCAAGGGACTCGTTGAGTTAGAATACCTTGCGCCATCACATTTTGATAAGAAGGCTGAAGACGAGGACCACGAAAAGTGGGCAGAAGAACTGCGCTATTTCCGCTATCAGGGCCCCGACGATGACGGAGAGATGTGGTTCACACTCTTCCACGATTCGGGAACCGAGCGCTTCCAGACAACGGACGTTATCGTGCCCTTTGGCTTGGTCGCGACACGTGGTCAGACACAGATGGCTGCCACTGATGTTGTTGCCATAATTGGCGGCACCGTCGACCGTGATAGTGCCAGAACGCAACACGTAAAACACACAGGACAAGCCAAGAGAGCTTTGGCAGCCGAACTTCGCAGGCTCGAAGCAGAAGCAAACGCTTATGTTGCCCGCCAAATGAACTTTGACTTCGGAGATCCTAAATACGACAAACCTGAAGATGCGTTTGGAATCGACCTGGCGAAAACAGTGTTCTTTTCGACCTATCTCGTTGAGAACGACAGTCTGTTATCTCCCGAACAGCGCGCTCGATTAAAGAGCGACAAAGATCGCTACCTTGGCTTTGGTATGAGGATTACTGTCAAATCAGTTGACACAGAAAAAGAAATCGAGGGTGCTTTTAAGTTTGTTGAGTACATCGACAAGAACATGGATAGAGTAAAGCTAGCCTTTGAGACAATTTACAAGGAATCCATCGAAGAGTACGAGGAACAGCGAAAGAAAGTCCTGCAAGCACGCTCGTCCAGAGGCACGATGAGCCAATACATTAACGCCCTCGACACTTACATTCGCAACGTAGGGCCCCCAGAATGGGACTCCAGAAACCACCACCGCTGGATCCAACGCCTAGCTTCGGCTATGGCGTTTGTTGAGTGGACAGATGATGCGTTCGATCACATGCGCGCATACGAAAAGCGCGCTTGGATAGAAAACTACCTAAGACCCCTTCAAGCCGGCAACGAAATGGCGTACGAGTTCGAGCCAGATCGTGAAGCGGGCACACCCCGAAACTTTGGGGAAGCGGCAAGGGCACAGCTAGCAGAAATGGGAGCATCACACAACCAAATAAACTCTTACACATGGGAGGGTCCAAAAACATACCCAGAGATTTATGACAAGATAGTAAATCCCGCCCAGAAACCAGAAATAGAAGCACCCTCACCCGATGAGGTTGCACAAGCGAGGTCAATTATGGCACAAGGCGACAGAACAGATCCAGACGCACAACTTGAAGAACAGATCATGAGAGTTCAAAAGCTCACTGAGAAGAAAAGAGATCCATCCCACGACCTTCGCATCTATCGTATGCAGCTTAGTTGCGGTGTTGTTGATGGTGTCGGTGGAACAGATGCAGAGATCATGGCAGAAATGAGAGGGATCGAAGCGGTGACTACCGTCCGTCCCATTGCTGATTCCAAACGACGTATTACCCCAACAGAGATGTTTACCATTTTTGAGGTGAAGTTCGAGCTTCTCGGCTCACAAAGTCGTGTTGATTACCGCGATCAGGTTTTGCTGCCAGCGGTTAGAAAGATCGCAGGGATTCAGGTTATTAACTGGTCGGCAATCCACAGGACTAACACGCAGGGAACCGTGCGAACTGTGCGCGAAGCCCTCGAAAAACTACATGAACAAGGCTTTGGTGCAAGCATGGGGTCTACAGTCGGTGGTAAAACTGGGTGGGCAGGCGATATTAGGTTCCCCAACACTCCACCACGACCAACACCAACTCCCACACTCGATAGCATTAAAGATGACTGGGTGGATGGCGGTGTACAAGTTTATGATATGCCGACAAACACTAACGAAATGCAGTATCACACCATGATGCCTGTGAGCGAGTTGTGGCATCATTGCTCGCGTTACAGCAGGCACCCGCACGAGGTGTTCGATGTTAAACAAAGGCGCTTCGACAGTGTTTATCAAAGACTAAAAGATAAGCTAGAAGACCCGACAGCCTACCAAGACTTCATTCAGAACGGAGCCAATGGGCCCGTTTATTTGGCTATAGGAAAAAATGGTAGAATTAAAATTACAGGGAATGAAGATTTAGTTTGGTTTGCTAAAAAAGCCGGACTCGAAGAGGTGCCAGTGTTCATTAGTTATCAAAGACAGGTGTAGGGCATGCTACGTACGACATTAAAAAACATAATCGCCGGACTTTTAGGAGGACTCCTGATTGTCGGTACTGTGTATATGTCTTACAAGAGTTCAGAAAAGTCACTACAACCGCCGTCAGAAGGAGAGATAACAGCAATAGATAACGTAGGCACAGGCTTATCGGATGATGAGCGCGCCACCGTCGTATTATCTCGTGCGAGCGCTGTTCAAGTTATGTCACTGAAAGTGGCAACTGGGAGAATCGCCGCATCATCTGGCACATATGTGGAGTATGGTGGGAAATACTTTGTCCTCACCACTGCTCACGGTGTGGGAGGGCAGTGCTCAGCCACACATATTGCGGTTGATCGAGAGCTATATGACTGCGTAGCGATTACATTTAAAAACATTGTCGATGATTGGGCAGTTATTCAAGTTGATCCTCTTCCCAATCGCACTCCCGTCCGTATTCCCGATCAGATTCCTCGACCTCAAGAACTACAGGCTGACTTTGCAACACAAAATACAACCTACTACACGGGATACCCCAATCATGGAGGACCATATACCTTTGACGGTAGAATTGTAGCCTACAGCGAACGCGAGGGAATCTTTATTGACTCCTACGGCTGGTCCGGCTCTTCTGGATCGGGAGTTTTCTCAGCTAGCGGAAACCTCATTGGGATCGTTATGGGGCTGGAGATCGGGGAAACAAACTTTGGGACTGCAGTTTTAGAAAATTTCATATGGGTAATCCCTATAACACGTGTCAACTGGACAGTTGTTGGCATTTTCGCGGAGTAATATTAGAATGGTCGATAAAAACGATAAACCTGATCGTTATCTTGGTATTTTTAACAAGATCGATCACATAGAGAGAAGGATAGTGGAGATAAAAGAGCACATAGCTCAGATTAGATCCGCTCATTCGAACATCACTGAAGAGGAGGAGATGTGTCTTGATGAGCTAGAATCTGAAAAAGCCCTCCTTGAAATGGTGAACGTGGTAGCGATTGATACGATTGCAGATACTGAGCCACACGGAAGCGCATAGTGGTAGACAACGAGACAACGAGCGCGCCCCAGCAAACGGAACCAGAAGACTTGAAGCCCAAGAAGCCCAGCAACAGGGCTCCTGAAGGCATTAGGACATTTACGGTATGCCGTCGCAACGACGAGACAGGTATTAGTGGAGAGGGAGTAGTCATCGAGGGTGCGACTTTCGCGACAGGGCATACAATAATCCACTGGCTAACACCAGCGCCGCGCGGCTCGATTGCATTCTTTGATGCTTTTGATGATTTTATTAAGATACATGTAACCTCACATCCAAAAAATGGAACAATCATCACGTTTGAAGACGGCGAACAAACTATTTATGATGGAGAGAAGATAGATGAGCTATAAATATACTAGCGGGAGTGTTCGCAGAGGTGACCTCTATTACGAAGATGATCGTGTGGGTTCCCCCACCTATATTGATTTTGGTTACGATACTATTGCCTTGCGACCTAGCGGATCAGCTATTCTTTATGCTGAAGATGACGCCGTAGGCATCGGTACGACTACACCAAATTCTACTCTAACTGTTAATGGCTCACTTCAGTTTAAAGTTGGTCAGTTGAGTGGGAACGCCACCCTTGACGACACTGATCACGTTGCAAGTGTAGATTGCAATTCGGGTAATGTTGTTGTCACGCTGCCTAGCGTTTCGGAAGAGATGGCTGGGCGTGTATATATTATTAAGCGCGCCGATACTGGCGCCAGTGGTGGTGGAAACTCTCTTATTATTGCCCGCAATGGAGCCAATATTGATGGAGCCGCCGCCAACCTTAGCGGGATTGCGAACGGCACATGTCACACCCTAATCTGTGTGGGTGGAGCAGGCTGGATCATAGTAAATAAATATGTCGGAGGATCTTGATATGTTTCCTATTGATAAATGGTTTAGAATACTGAACGAGGATCGCAACAACCAGCAAGTTTCAAACGAACCTTATCAAAAGGAGGTAAGGAAGAATTATGTGAAGGACAGAAACACATACTTGAAGGGTGGACCCATACCAACAGACGCCGGCGGATCGGGGTATACTGAAAACCCCCCCAATAGCAGGGCCAAAAGCGCGCCTCCCATTGGCGAAGAGGTTGAGCCAGAATCATTTGAGATGAATCCTACACTCCAGCCAGACGTTTTTCAGGAGAACGCGATGCTCCCAGAAGTTCGTGAGCGCCTTGTAGAAATAGCCAAAGACTTCATCGATGGACTGGAAGTTGCAGTTACGATCCAAGATATAAGATTAACAGGCTCGTTAGCGAACTACAACTGGTCAAAATACAGCGATGTGGATCTCCATATCATCGTTGACTTTTCAAAAATCGACGAGGACACTCAGTTAGTGAAAGCGTTCTTTGATGCGTCCAGAGCAAGGTGGAATGACACTCACGACATCTTACTGCATGGGTTTGAGGTAGAGATATATATTGAAAACATAGAAGAGGGTCATCAATCCAGTGGAATCTATTCTGTTCTACACAATAAATGGATCATAGAGCCTGCCCCTCAAGATGTTGATATTGATTTTGCGACAGCGCGGAAGAAGAGCGATGATATTGAGACACGCACAAACCTTATCGACCACATGATCAGTGCTGGGAAGTACGAATCTTCTCTAAGAAGTATCAAGAAAGTTAAAGAGAAGATAAGAAGAATGAGAAGAGCAGGACTATCCAGCGCACAAAAAGAATTCTCTGCGGAGAATATCGCTTTTAAAATCTTGCGGCGTAACGGTACACTCGCAAGGTTGTCCCAGATGAACCACGACACTTATGATAAAACCATGTCTATGCTTGATGAAAAGGAAGAAGAATGAAATTTCGTCCGATTGAGGAAGGGGAGAAGGTATATCCCGGCGAGTATTTGCTCCACAAGCCGTCGCAGCAGATTGTTATGTGCGGAGCCCTAAAGAGAGAAGAGGGTGTCATCAGAAGCCTTTCTCGCGGGAGACTGTTAGAAGATCGGATTGAGAACTTCCAAAAAATTCATCTATCCGCCGAAGAACGTAAGAAAAGGAAGTTTAGGAAATCATGTTCAGGCTGTAAGGGTTGAAAATGAATGATCCAATTAACTCAATAAAGACTTTTTGTTTGATCCAAATAGAGATTCAGAAAGATCGCGAGCTTAGACTGAGAAGAGGAATAGAAGACAGCATGATTCAAAGAGAGTTTCTTCAATCTCTCTTAAGGGACTTGGGGCATATTGATGTTTCTGACCCAAAACTTATCGGCAGCCTTCTAAGGGAGATTAAAAAAGAAACCGAGGGGAGCAAGTGACAAAAATATATTGCTATTGTTTGTTTGACAGATCGGGCAACTTTAGGGGCGTATACAGTTCTGCGAACGCTGTTCACCGAGATGCGCTTAAACTGTGTAATAAAGGGGGAGGAAAAGTTGTTATAGAGGGAACCCAAGGAGACAGCCCAGTCGAAGCTAGTGCCACTGCACTAAGGAATATTCTCAAAGGAGCCTTTGACGTACAGGTCATCTATACATCGGGCCCCGCGTATCGAGCACATATAATTAAAACAAAACTTAAGGAATAAAATGGAAACCTTTATAGTATACGGCATCTCTGATTGCCCTTCCTGCCTTTATGCATGCGCAGACTTAATGGCAAAAGATTATCAATACGTTTTTGTCAATACGGACTTCTCAAAAGATTATCGAACTGCACTTTGCAAGAAATTTACTTGGCAAACATTTCCAATTGTGATAAGATCTATAGAGAATAATGAGGAATTTATTGGCGGATACGATGAACTGAAGGAATGGATAGCGAAAAACACTCGATAAAGTTCTATTTATTATATGATACTCAAGCGAGGGGATTTAATAAGATGGGTAGTAGATTGGGGAGTGTATGCGATATCTACCAAAGGAGAGGCTCACGGCAGATATCCCCAGTATTGTCATGGGATTGTGATAGAAGTGTCGCGAAAAGATCCCAAAGCTGTGGTGGTGTTTTGTTACGATTGCAAAAACGAGGGGGGCTACACTATTCTCCACTCCTCGCGCGACGAGTTTGAGCTTTTAAGTGAGGGATAGATAAAATGGAGAAAGCCCCAATACAAGATGTCATCGAGGCATTAAAGAAAGAGTTTAAAATATGGTATCCCCTTGATTTCCAGCCCAAGCAATCAACCGATGATGGAGGAACTCATGTTGAAGTATTTATTGAAAGAGAAGTGCCCGACGAGAGACTAGATGGGTGGCTACTGGAGGTTATCCCTTCTGGTAAATATATGGGTTGGCGATTGATTATTACAAAAGTTCCATTGGGCTATATTGATTTATTTATAAGAAATGAGAAGAAAAAGGATTGGTAAGTGAAGGTAGGTGATCTAGTGGCACTCCCGCGCAGAAGAAACAAAGGCATGGGGATCATACTAAGATATAAGGAGAGTTCCGAACGACTGAATCTTCATTTTAAATCTTTGTCATCCCCGTCAGACTACTGGTCGGGTTCTCGGAACGACAATGGGATGTTTCTAGGTGAAAGTGTGGAGTTTGCTGATGCATTTTTTCTGTTTAATAATTGGACCAACCATCCCCCGCGCATTAAAACGAAGTTCGTGTACATAAAATGGTTTCAAAAACCTTCTGAATACCACGTTAAAAAGGTTCGACTCGATGAGGGATGGTATCCTTTAGAATGGGTTCAAAAAATTGAATAGTATACTTATAATGTGGATAATAGTGAGGATATAGTTTTTGGTGTGGGGGATCTCGTACTTTGCACGTATGATTTATACGAAGGGTATGCCTATTTTTTCGAGTTGCCTCACGAAGACTATCCTTTTCGAGGAATTATAGTCGAGGTTCAAGAATACACTGAGTTTGCAGATCGTTTTGGCTATGATGAGCTTTATATAGTTCGCTGCTTTGACGGAAATGAGCGTTTCTTTACCCATAGTGAGCTAAAACTTCTTTCTCATGCTAAAAAAGTTCCTTGACAAAGAACAGACAGCGTGATAAGTTAAATATACCATAGCAATAATGCTAATAAGGAGAGAGAGAATGAGCAATAATATACCAAATACTTTGGACAATCTGATCACGCTGTTGGAAAACACCCGCGATGATTACACTAAATTCTATGATAGCGGAAACGCTAGCGCAGGAACTCGTGTTCGCAAGGTGATGCAAGAGGTTAAGGCCCTCGCACAAGAAACTCGCTTGCATGTGCAAGAGACTAAAAATAACAATACTTAATGACAGAATCCGCAGGGAGGCATGGGTTCACAGATGCCTCACACATTTTTAAATAATTAAAAGGAAAAAGAAATGGAAAAACTTAAATCACTTTGGTCGCGTTGGAAGGTACAGATTAGCTTTGTGGCAGGAGCCTTGGTCGTATCAACGACGATGGGAACTTGTTCTTTCGAGCCAGCAGTATCCCCAGCAACGACTGGAACAACAACCACAGAAACCACCACTGGCACAACCACTGGCACGACTGACGGGGCGATTGTGGGTGCGGTTGACGCGATTAATGACATCGCCACCGGCACAACCGACAACACTACGGACAATAACGGTCAGTAGAGAAGCGAAAGAAAAAATGTAGAGTGGCTGAGTGTTGCAAGGTAGGAGTCGGGTTCAATGCCTATACTGAACTCTGAGCGGTTGAAGAATGATCTTTAACGCGAAACCTTTAACCCTTCAAGGTCAAGTGTATAGCACAAAACACACGGGAATTGAAATTAGGCTAGCGAGATGCAGACGCGGCGAAAACAGCGAGCACGACACTTGGCCACTTTACATTTGCTTTACAATTAACTTCTTGACATGTCATGCGCGGTGTGCTAAATTGTAAAGAGATAAGAGAGAAAAACATGACATACACAGTAATCTTCGCAGACCGCAAAAATAATCTAAAAACCGAAGTCTTCTTCGGAGCAGCATGCCACAAGAGGGCATACACAGAGGCCAAGCAAGAGTTTGGGACAGTGGTTGCCCTTATCACGGGCAATCAGTTGGTCTACACCAGCGCGCCCAGTCGCGCGTAATTAATAACGTGCCCTTAGCTCAGTTGGTAGAGCAATCGACTGTTAATCGATGGGTCGCAAGTTCAAGTCTTGCAGGGGCAGCCATTTTTGTAGGATATGCCGCCCTACAGATACAAACAGAATCATTCAGATTCAAAATAATTAATCATCATTGTCATTAGGCGCACAATGATTAGCGTTATAACAAGGAGTTTAAGATGCTACATAAAATGAGATGTACACGATTTTTTTCATTAAAATATGGTTAAAAAAAGTAAAACATGCAGAAATGCAAAACATGAATTTAAGAGTGAGTACGATAGCAGAGAAGAAGCACAACGATCAGCAGATTACGTCATGAAGAAGTTCGGTGGATTCGCTGAACCAGTGAAATGCTGGAATTGCAGAAAATGGCACTTAGGAATTGATTCCTGCGAGTGTTCCTATTGCACACCCAGATACGGACTCGGAACAAAGACACTATTTACTTCGTATGCCGCGGCCAAGTTCATGGCTAGTAAATTTGACCAGTCAGTTTATGAATGCCCGCATGATTTTGGTTATCACTTAACATCACATTAACATATAGGGCATACCACTTGCATGGAGACAAGCACAGGACATAAATAGCAGTAGCTAGACGCTGAACACTAACCCCCTCAAACTGCGCCCGTAGCTCAGGGGTTAGAGCGTTGTTCTTATAAAGCAGATGTCATGGGTTCAAATCCCATCGGGCGCACCACTTCACCACCAACAAAGAGAGAGAAACATGTCGCACCATTATGCAGAATTTCGGGAATCAGTCTGGTCAGCCATGACGGGAAAAGAGGAGGATTATACTATTTTGGAGTTTAATCATAACACGAAGGAATATAAAACGCTGACCACCATCTCGGCGGTTAGCCCTGATGTAGCTAAACTGAAATACATCAAAGAAAGCAAATGGAGTTCTTCACCAGAGACATGCTTGTTTGTTAAAACACCGATCTGTAGATAAAAGGGAAAAAGAATGGAAAAAGAAATAGGAACAGTTGTATGGAAATCATACCTTACTTATCTTTTGTTCGGCACTGTGCGCGAGGTTAAGATTGAAGACGGTTGGCGTTTGCTTCGGATCGAATGGGATCTGCCGCATGCTGCCTTTAAAGTTGATGAATGGCAACGTGCTGGAAATGTAGGGGTACGGCAAAGAGCATGAATAAGATGAATGTAGGAGATGTGGTAAGGCTTAACGACAAGTTCGGACACATTAAAAATAAGAATAATTTGAACAACGGGGACGTTGGATTTATTATAGCAAACGAAGTTAAGACAGAAGTAAATCCTTTCGGATCATGCATAAAAGTTCTCTTTACAGATGGAACACTTATAACTGCCCACTGGGATAACTTTGAACTTTATAAGAGATGTGCAACATGACAGACTATGAAGCGATTGGGATGGCAGAGGGATTTGTGGAGTGCCCAGATGAAAAAACTTACTTTGAGGCTTGGCAACACTTAATCAATACAGGACAATGCTGGACTCTTCAGGGATGGTTTGGACGCAGAGCGACAGAGTTAATCGAAGAGGGCGTTTGTCACCTTCCAACAGATAGTTAACGAAGGTGGAAGGTAGGGATCTAAGTGCTACAATTGTATTTGGGTTGGCCGTGATCTTTGCCATAATGTTACTGTCATCATTTTTTTGGAGATAACACAATGAGAGCGATTAAAGTTGGCGATCTGGTTACATGGCGACATCCACGCGAGAGAGGCAGGAGCGAGCCCAAAGGGTGTGGTCTTGTTATCATGGCTGAGATGATGGGGGCACCCGACTACAAAAGGCCATGGCTTGTGGTAAAATGGTCTAATGGAAAAACACAATCTATGCCAAAGTGGTTATTAGCTTCCAGAGTGGAGGTGATCAGTGAAAGTAGGTGATTTAGTAACACTCTCCTCAAGGGCACAAAGCCTATACTCCATGGCTCCTTGGTCGCCGTACAAAAGGCAAAAACAAGGCAAACATCCTGCGGTTATTGGGCTTGTTGTTGAAGTAAAAGAGAGTGATAATTTCTGGGATAAAGGCAGAGAACTTTTTTATGTAAAGTGGGTCAATCACGATGGCCCTCCAAGCCGAGAAGGAAGAGCGGGAAAAAACAGGAAACCAAAAGATAAATGTTTTTGGCGCACTGATTTAAAGTTTGTGTACAAAAAAACCTCATGAGCAGCTTTTATTTATTTATTTTAGTTGCGCTCGCGCTGCTTTTATGTTATTCTAATTATAGACGCTCACAACAAATAAAAAAAAGGAAAGAAATAATGAAAATCGGACAAGTAAAAACATGGCTAGACCAAGGGCCAGTAATCTTGTTAGGACAATGCAAGATTCCAGATCCTGTATGGATTGGAGATAAGGAGGTTTATATGAACGACCCACATGCATGGCCATCTGAAATCGGCTGGACTGTGAAGCTCCTTGAAACTAATGAGATTCTAGACGTTCACGAAGAAACACTTTCTTGACAACTTTCTTGTAGACACTCCTGTAAACCCTGTGGTATAATACAAACACTAATCAGAGAAGGCTAAAAATGAATTGGAAATACGGATTAATTCTAGTGGAGGTAAGCGAGGACGGCGAGCAGTTGTGTGAACTGGTGGAGTTGTACAAGCTCGACGACAGTGATACATACGGGGCTTTTTGCCCCGCACGGATCATGTCGCCAGAAGAATTGAGCCGCGCCAACAAAGATGTCGAGCGCGATGGTGTTAACAAATACTTTTATGATCACGGCACCTTCACCCGCCAGCCGCGCGAACTTCCGCAATACGAGTGGGATTGGCGACCCAAGGGATAAATAATGTTAAGAGAGTTCGAGCAAACAAAGAAAGCTATCGAAGATTCAGGGTGGAGCCGCCTGTTCGTTAGCTACTGAGAATAAATGCGATAACGAATGTGGTCTATAACCCGTAGCTGATCACTACACTGGGATAGTCCACTTCCAAGCTCCGATTTATTCGTACCTCGTTCTCTCTGACATTCTCTTGACAATTTAGTTATAGACAACCCCACTGCACATGTGGTATAATGTGTGAACATTCAAACAAAGGAACAAAGAATGATTAAAGAGTGTAAACACTGTGGCGATGTATTTCGCTTAGATGCGATTGCTAAGAAGAGTGCCGGCGGCAAGATTAACGAGTGTGCTGATTGCGTGGTCGAACTAAAGACCGAGACAGCAGTCAAGTACACAGGATTAGAACTAGAGGATACTGGTTCTTTTATGATTAATAGGCATGCAACGGTTGAAGATCGAGAAAAGTATATGCATGAGCTTAAAAATGGTGTAGACCTTTCAAAATGATTACTGTGTTTATTATATTGGTTTCGTTCTCTTTCGGGTTTGCAGCAGGATCATGGTTTAAAGCTACGATTTATGACAATCAGCCGTGGGAAGTCTTTCGTTGGGACTCTGGGGCACTGGGCTATCGCCGTGTCCCTATGGGCGCAATGTTAGGGCGCAATGACAACGTGCTGATGGGCTTGCGCCTGAACTCCGAACAGTTTCCAGCGGAAGGTATTCGAGTTGAAGGAGGGAAATAAACATGACGAAAATCGAGCTTATAGTTCTATTATCGGCTGGCGTGCTAATTGGTGCACCGCTGTCGGTAATTTTTAAACCCTTGACATTCACTTAACAACTTTCCTATAGACAACCCCGATTAATCTGTGGTATAATGTAGGCACAAATTAAAGAAGGAGTGAGAAGAAATGCCAAACTGGTGCGACAACACATTAAACATTACAGGAACCTCGGAGAGTATCAAACAGATCGTCCAAGCCCTGCGCGCAAATAACTTCAACTGGAATGAAACATTTGTTCCATACGTAGATAGGAGTAGCTGGGGAACCAAATGGGAAGTGGATAACGGAACTCTTGAAGCCCTGATAGAACAGGACTATACCGAGGGAGATGACTTTTTAAATGTTTGGTTTGATACTGCTTGGGGCCCGAATCTCCCTGTGAGCGAAGCCATAGCTAGTAAGCATGGTGTGGAGATCACACATAAATACGAAGAGGGCGGAAACGCATTAATGGGGATAGCCCACATCGACAGTTCTGGCGATTGTTATGATGAAGAGTTTGATACTTCTGACATCAAGCAAGTTGTAGAATTTCACGAGGGTATGATCCCAAGCCAGTATTTGGCCCTCACGAAGCCCGACGGAGCGAAAATTGCAGTAGGTGATCTCCTTTACCGCGATGATACTCCTTTTGGAGTCTTGTTAAGTGAGAGATCGCTTCTGCCTGTTGGCGCGCAAGTGCCCATCACGGTGGGAGAAATTGATGGAGTTATTTATTTTGATGAATACGGGTGTGATTTATAATGAAAGTCGGTGACTTAGTTAAATGTGTTTCTGCTGACGGTGTTATTGGCTTGGTGGTTCGTATTAAACCCAACGCACATGGTACACCCATTTATGAGGTCTTAATCGGCTCAAACTGTTACCCCTTCCGCTCTAATATGCTGTGGAAGGTGGTGTAAAGTGAACAGTTGAGTGAAGAGTTACTATCACAAATTAGATGGTTGGAGGATAAAATAAAGTCGCTCCAAGATCACATCTGCGAGATAGAATTTGAAAATCATCAACTTAAATTATCAATCGGCGGCGCTATCAAAACTCTCGAAAAACAGAACGAAGAGACAAAGAAAATAATTTGGGGCGCAACAGGGGGAACGATTACAGACTCCAAGAACTTCACCCCCTTGTCCGAGAAGAACAAGACAGGCGACTAATTTTCTCTTGACATTCACTTGACAACTTTCCTATAGACAGCCCCCATAATTCTATGGTATAATGTAGGCACATTCAAACAAGGGAGAGTAATTTATGGGATACCGTTCAGAAGTAGTTTTAGTCGTTGGCAAGGAGATCATACCACAGTTTATGGTCACTATGGCAAAGTCGCTAGCGGCGCGCGCCATGTGTTTTGACGACGCCGATCGCGTAAAAGATTACGAGGAAGAGGGCACTATTCTCTTCCGTTGGGATAGCATTAAATGGTACGACTCCTTCGAGGAGGTGCAAGCCATCGAGGACTTTCTGGATTGGTGCGAGTGCGAAGAACTTGAGCTTGATGATGGAGTCCATTCGGCTATGGATTTCGTCCGCTTTGTTCGCATCGGCGAAGATACGGACGATGTAGTTGAGCGCGGAATGGGATTCTGGAGCGTTGGCGTACGAAGGGCGATCTCATGGTAATGAAAGTCGGTGATCTGGTAAACAACCTTAACTCGGAGTGTGGACTGTTGGGGATTATTGTGGGCTGGCATGTCTCCACCCATGGGCGCTTTCCTCTTGTACACTGGAATGACGGGCGCACAAGTTGGATTGTGGCGCATCGTGTGGAGGTGATAAGTGCGAGTAGGTGATTTAGTAAAAGTCAAGGTGAAATACAACCGCGCCAAGATTGGCTTGGTAGTGGAAGTAGCGACTTACAACGGCAGCGGTGCCGTCTATGGATACATGGTCAAGCCTGTTGACGGAAGTCGCCCCATTATCATTATCGCGGAACCTCAAGACATGGAGATAGTAAGTGCAAGTCGGTGATTTGGTTCAAAGAGGAGATGTTGTCGGACTGGTTGCGGAAGTCATGATTGCCAATGAAATCCAATGGATTAAGATTATCGCCAACAATGGAAAATACGTTGGCGGCAATAATAGGTATTTTTCTCAAATAGGCTGGAAGGTAATAAACCCAGCCACAACAAAGGTAGAACAATGAGAGTTTGGGTTATGAGCGGGATTCACGAGGGTGACATGTGGGCATCCACCCACTTAACAGAGAAAGGCGCTGTACTGGCGGCCATTGCCGATGTGCTGGAGTATTTGAACGTGAGCGATGCGGAGGGTGCCCTAGACGCTAGGAACCACTACGGGCGCTATAGCAACGAGGCAAATGGTGATCACACGGAGGCTATGCCATGGGATCCCAGCGAGCTAAGGAAGCTGAAATCGCCTGCTTTGTGGAGAATCTTTGCACAATGGTCAGAGCTTACGTGGGATAACTGCGTGGGCTATAGCGTTGAGGTCATGAAAACGACGATTGAAGCGTGATAATCGTCCCTTGACACTCTCTTTACAACTTAACTATAGACAACCCCGATTAATCTGTGGTATAATGCTAGCACATTCGGAACAGGAGTAATAGAATGAAAGTACGGAACGCCCTCAAGAAAGTCAAGTCCCATTTCAAAAAACAAGGTATTGACATCGTTATCAATCATCCAGAACAACACGGTTCTTACAAGTGGTCATTCGAGCATGATGGCTACGTCGGCTCGTTCTCTGTGAACGGCATGCATGGCTGGGATCCTGACGCCCTCGATGGCGAAGCTACCCTGTTTCACGTTCGCCGCGAGAACGACCACAGCGACCTGTACACAGACTACCACGCCGGCTCATTCCGCGATAACATCACACAGGTATGTGAGAGCCTTCTGTCATCGCCTCCAAAGTATCCCGTTGGATCGCTGGTGCGAGGCAGACAGAACAAGCGCGCAAAGCGTTTCAACTTCAACGGTAAGGTGGGGCTCGTAACCTCTGCGGCTGATGGCTATTGCGAAATTCAATGGGTCGGCGACACACCTAAAGTCAACGCCTACTATTATGCCGTGCAACGGTACTCTTTCCGTGACCTTGAGGTGGCATCATGAAAGTAGGTGATTTGGTACAGTTTACCTCCAGCGTTGGCGATTCTGACCAAAAGAAAGTTGGTCTTGTCTTTATGATTGATGAAACCATCGATCACGCAGACCCAGATGTTAAGTGGTGCGGCGTACGCTGGAATGATAGTCGATTATCGCCATTAGGATACACTGTAACAGCTAGCCGTTATTTGGAGGTGATTAGTGAAAGTCGGTGATTTGGTTAAATGGCGCGGTTCTGTCGCAGTCGTTGTTAGGGAGAACCGCCACTATGTCAGGGATGGCTTCGTCGTCGATGAAGACAGCCTCACCGACGGCGCGCCGCTATTGCTGCGACATTTTAGCTGGGACATCCTTAGCGGGGATCGTGTGGTTCGTATCCTGCGTAAACTCCCAGTGGCTAATCCCTCTTGACACTCACTTGACAACTTAACTATAGACAACCCGAATCAAACTGTGGTATAATGTGCTCACTAGTTAGAGAAGGAGACAACAGCATGACATTGACACCCTCGCGCAAAGCATCGAGTCGCACGAAGAACCGCATACGGGAACATGGGCCACACTTTGAAGTGGTTCGTGTTGACAACGCCATGTGTCTTCACGGGCGACAGGCGGCGTTTGTAGAGGCTCCCGATGGCTGGAGGGGCTGGTTGCCTCTTGATGAGCTACAAGAGACTGTAAGGGTAACAGAGCGCACCCTGACTAACGATCCGATTGATTGGTAAGGAGAGAAAATGCAAGTAGGTGATCTGGTTAGATTTTATGAAAGCACCCACCCTGAATACAACGGGATTGTTATCTGGAGAGGTAGAATGGGCTCCCCAATAGAGACTGTGAAGATCCTCATGTTTGACGGATCCACCCAACTCAGATCACCGAGCAGCATTGTGGAGATCCTATCACCAGCGCACAAAGAGGTGATACATGAAAGCCGGTGATTTGGTAAAATGGAGAAGCAAGACAAACCCAAACTATTACGGGGAATACCGCGAGGCTGTTGGGGTTATTGTGAAAGTGTATCACATGGCTGATAAAACTATCGTCACTGACATCTTGATGGATGGTAAAATAACCCGCTGGAGCAAAGCAAACTTTGAGGTGATCAGTGAAAGTCGGTGATTTGGTCGCGCTCTCGTCTTATGCGGAGGGATTGATAGACCTTAAAGTGTATAGCTCCTTCTGGCGCGCCGAATACTTCAACAAGAAGCCACTGATGGGTATCATTGTGGAAGAGGTAAACTGGATCTGGATTGCCAAGCCATCACAGCAGCCCTTCCGTGTTCGCTGGCTCAATGAGCCTGACCCAAGGCTGATCCCCAATGGGCGCGGAGGGAGACACAGAGAGAACTACTTCACGCGCAAGGATCTGAAGCTAGTGAGAGCCCCCAAGAAGAAAAAGACCCCTTGACATTCACTTGACAACTTAGCTATAGACAACCCTACTTATTTTGTGGTATAATACTCTCGTATTCACAAAGAACCACACACCCAATCCAAGGATAACATCACATGTCAGTCGATTTTAAAACATTCCTCTCCATTGCTCCTCACATTCTCGACCAGAAACTCCCCGTGTTAGTTCGCGGGCGTCACGGTGTCGGTAAATCTGAGGTGGTCTATCAGATTGCCGCAACGCGCAATCTTCCTATCGTTGAACGCCGCGCCTCACAAATGACCGAGGGCGATCTTCTCGGCTTGCCAGATACGTGCGATACCGCTATCAGTGGTCGTAAGGCTACCACGTGGAACGCTCCAGATTGGCTTGTAACCGCTTGCGAGCAACCTGTTCTCCTGTTCCTCGATGAAGTAGACCGCGCGACCTTAGAAGTCCGTCAAGGGCTCTTCGAGCTTACTGACAGCCGCAAGATCAACGGGTGGAAACTTCACCCTGAGACTCTCATTGTTGCAGCCGTTAACGGTGGCGAGCACGGCGCGCAATACCAAGTTGGCGAGATGGATCCCGCCGAGCTTGACCGCTGGACTGTGTTTGATGTCGAGCCTTCTGTTGAAGACTGGCTTGGTTGGGCGAAGGATAACGTCGATGAGGTTCTCTGGGACTTCATTAACCACAACCGCGTCCACTTGGAGCATGCTGGTGAGTTCGAGCCTAACAAGGTTTACCCTTCACGCCGTAGCTGGAAGCGTTTCAATGACGTTGCAGTCCCTACGGGAGCCTTCACACAAGATGGTCAGAATGGTGAGCTTCTCTATAACCTCGCGACTGCGTTTGTTGGCTTCGAGGGCGCTGTAGCTCTCAAGGACTTCGTTGAACGCTACGAGTGGCAGGTGTCGGTTGAGGATCTCCTTGACGATGGTGACTTTGCGCGCACTGAAAACTGGGGTATTAACGACCACTGCGCTATGATCGAGAAGATTGAGGCATGCGGACGCTTGTCTGAAGAGCTTACAGAGACTCAGGTTAGGAACGTAGCCACTTATTTCTGTAGCTTGCCATCTGAGGCGGCTATGAAGCTCTGGGCTGTGCTTGGAGAGGCTGACTGCATCGAGAACGTCATCGCGATTCACAAGGCAGAGTCAGCCAGTGGTCGCTCTGTGAGTGATGCGCTTGTCGAGATCCTTGAGGGGCAAGGATAAGCCCGTGAGAGATCTAAGGGCTGGCGACCTCCTGATCAGGCATGGCGATAATCGCCCTGTGCTGGTCGCCGAGGTTCTGGTGAGCCGCAGACCCAAGTACGGCAATACGGTCGAATACAGGAAGGTCTACAGGCTCCTAGACGGTGCCAGCGATACCTCACGGTGGATCAAAGATACTGAGATCGCCGTAAAGTACAGACTCCCCACTCCTTGACATTCACTTGACAACTTAACTATAGACAACCACACGATTTGTGTGGTATAATACCTTCGTATTCAGCACTTAGGAGCCCTCAACATGACCGACTCACCCAAAAAGACATATGACCTTAACGCCGACGTAGCGCGTCTTCTTATGCGTGAGCCGTTCTTCGCCTCTCTTTCGAGGAGGATCGACAAGACACGAACGACCACGATCCCAACGGCAGGTGTGAGGATCAATAAGGAGCGCGCACAATTCGAGCTTCTCTATAACCCTGAGTTTATGGGTGCGTTGAAAGACGAGCACAAGCTGGGTGTCCTTAAGCACGAGTTCTATCACATTATCTTCGAGCATGTAACTGGTCGTGCGCCGTCTGGTGGGATGAAGAAGATCGACAACATCGCGATGGATCTCGCGATCAACGGTCTACCAGACATGCGTAACATTCTACCACGTGAAGGCGATGAAGGCCCACTTGTAGATGGTCAGCCTATGCTAGCATGCATCCCTGAGATGAAACCATTCGAGGATCTCCCTTGCGAGAAGTCATACGAGTGGTATCTTGCCGCGTTGAGAGACAGACAACCAGAGGAAGAAGAGGGTGAAGGCGGCGAAGGCGGTGAAGGCGGCGACGGACTGCCTCGCGAGTTTGATGATCACAGTGCCTTCGGCGAGGGTGATGGATCTGACGCAAGTAATGAGATCGCCAAGGAGCGTCTCAAGAAAGCCGTTAAAGAAGCGGCTGAAGAAGCGATGAAGGCAAACAACTGGGGCACAGTATCGGCTGGAACGCGCCAAGACATCATTGAGCGCATCACTCCAAAGGTTGACTGGAAGAAGGTGCTTCGCTACTTCGTGAAGACCACGCAACGCTCCGACAAGACCTCTACCCCTCGGAAGCTCAACAGACGTTTCCCTCGCGTCCACAGTGGCAAGAGAGTTCGTCGTCATGCCCGCATCGCGATTAGCATCGACCAATCTGGCTCTGTTGATGACAAGATGCTCGCCGCGTTCTTCTCGGAACTTAACAAGCTGGCGAAGATCGCAGAGTTCACTGTCGTGCCTTTTGATACGCGAGTTGCCGAGGACAAGGTATATGTTTGGAAGAAGGGCAGAGCCCACAAGACCGAACGTGTCCTAACAGGTGGAACGTGCTTTGACGCACCGACCAAGTATGTCAATGAACAGAACTTCGACGGTCACATCATCCTGACCGACTTGATGGCCCCTAAACCCATCAGAAGCAACTGTCAGCGCATGTGGATGACCACTAAGCACTACGCAGCTAACCCATACTTCCAGACCAATGAGCGAGTAATCGCCATTGACTGCGACTAGCCCCACAGGAGCATCACAATGCCCCAACCTATGAAGTTAACAGTCACTTGACAACTTAACTATAGACAGTCGTGCTGATCTTGTGGTATAATACCCTTGTATTCAGCAATAAGGAACCCGATACATGACACAACGAATCTCTTGGAAAGCCCGCTTCTCTTCTCTTCTCGCAGGGGAAGGCTTAAGCTCTTACGACCGCAACGTGATCGAAGACATGAAACGCGGCTATGATCGCCGTGGATCTGGCTACATGAGCCCAGCCCGCAAACGCTATTTCCTTGGCATCGAAGAGCGCGCCGCAGCAACGACCCTCGCGATGGAGCAGAGAGCAGCACAGGGCAAGTCTGACCTCGCAATCCGCCTTGAGAACGTGCAGGGCTACATCACCGACGGATCCTCATGGGCCGCTGGGTTCGTTGAGAGCCTGATTGAACAGGAGCGCCAACGTGGAAGCCTGTCATCCAAGCAGATGACAACACTGTCCAAGATCGAGAGCGAGAACAACGCAGACACCGTTAAAGCGGAACGCGATTGGTTCGCCCGTTTCGCTACAAGCCAAGAGCTACAGCTTCAGTGGCACCGCGCGATGGTCTATTACAGAGCAAACAGCCCCTACCATGCTGGACATGTCCAGAACTGGTTTAACTTTGGAGAGCTACCTGCTGGTCGCGTAGGCACAGAGATTGCGCCGATTGACGCGCCATCACACAAGGCGTTCAATAAGGTCATCGCCAACAACTACATTCAGAAGGTGCTGGCTGGCTATACAGCGTCCCCTGCGTTCGAGGCTGGGGCGATGGTAGCATTGCGCGCATCGGCTAACTTCACTGCTCAGAACAAGACAGCAGGTCGCCCTTGCATCGTCATGACTAACGAGCTTGACATCATCACAGCGAGCAAGGGCAACCGTCGCTATCGCTTGTTGCCTGTTGGCTCAACGCAGACCTTCGAGATCCAAGAGAAGCACATTAAAAACTTCAAGCTACCTAAGAACAAGAGAAAGAAGAGGGCATAAAATGGGTGAGTTGGTCGATATGGTAGAGATTAGGCGACAGATTGCTGAAGTTAAGAGAGCAAAGCGCCTGTCCGAGATCGAAGCCGAAAAGAAAGAGCTTAAGATCAATCTACAGGCGATCTATGGTCGCCTCTCTCAGCTTGAACACTCCGAGGGGTGGCTGCGTAGAGCTTCAGAAGCAGAACAGTCAGACACCGAGGAGGATGAAGAGATTAATCATCGACAAAGCTGGTGGTCACGACTGTTGAAGTGGCTCGGAGTCCGCGATGGGCAGCTATAACCTGCGCGCTGGTATGCTGGTGAGGATCAAGGAAGGAACCCACGACGCAGCACTCCCAGAGAGCCGCGTGGGGCTGCTTATGGCTCGGCATGAGGACTTGGCTCACTACACCGACCGCGCACCAATAGAGACGAATGTGTGGCGGGTGCAGTTTGTCAACGGTAAAACCTTGATGTTCCACGCCATGTACATCGAAGTGATCAATTCTTGAGAACAGAGTAATTAATAATAGAGGAGAAGAATAAAATGGAAGAAGAAGAAAGAATGACAACATTTGAATCAGTTAGGGTAACCATGAACAATATGGCATCAGCCATTACAGTGCAATCAAAGCTGCTGGAGATCCTGAGTGGTGTTGCGGTACCGCACCCACTGTATGGTACATCATTAAGCTCCGAAGAGCTTCTTGCGTTGTTCGCCGATTCACACACCGAGAACGAAATGGGAGAGGCTTAAAAGTATGAAGCCGACCGTGGTATCTGTCAACCCTGCGCTCTTTACCTCACCGAGTGGTCAACGCTATGCCGTTGCTGGCTCTGTGTGGGTTCCTGTCCCTGTTGATACAACACGGGATAACATGGGGCGCTTCGTATCGTGGGAGCCACCAGAAGCCAACCCAGCGCCAACGACAAGCTCCCGCGAATGGTCGGTGAAGGGAAGCAAAGGCAACACCTATTGTGTTGTTGAACGCGGCGGCTCATGGGGTTGTTCGTGTGTGGGGTACGGCTACCGCCGCAAGTGCCGGCACATCGACGAGACAAAGAAGAGGATTACAGCAGAAGAGGGGAAGTAAGACAAAAATGCTTGACCCAAAATTTTTACTGCTTAACACATTAATGGCTACCACATGGTGGCTTTGGACGAGATCAGGAATGAAGAAGATACAGAAAAGATGGGACGACCAACGCACAGAACTTGAAACAAAGTTCGGAAAGCGTTGCAAACGTGTCGAATGTGCCGATGGCTTTAGCATGAGCGTGCAAGCAGGGACAGCCAACTACAGCACACCACGGTCAGCACTCGGCCCATATACAGCGGTAGAGGTAGGTTTTCCATCGAGAGCAGACTATTTGCTAGAGCCTTATTTTGATGGCGACAGCAATACCGAGGACATGACAAAAGGCGTATACGCATGGGTTCCTGTTCAGGTCGTCACCAACGTGCTAGCGAAGCACGGAGGCATGATAAGTGGAGAAGTGCCAGACGGTGTTATCCCACTAACCGCCAAACGAGAGCAAGATAACTTGTTCGAGCGTGTTCTATCGTTGGGCCAAGAGCAAGAGAACAAAGATACATAAAAACACAAAGGAAGGCCAAACATGATAAGGTTAATCGACATCGACAGGGTAAGAGAAGAGATTGGAGACAAGAAAGCTCAGAGACTTGGATTCTTAAGAGAGTACACAACGGCGATGGTAAACATGGCACGTTGCAATACCGTAGAGGGCAGCGAAGAGCTAACACAGTGCTTGATTGAAGCCAACGAGATACTAGCGGAAGCAGGGTTGGTATCCAACCGATGAAACATTGGAAACCATGGTTCTTTGAGAACAGCAGATTCCCCACAGTCCTATCGAAGATTGCGCCCATTAACATATGGGCTATTAGTATTGGGCCGTTTGTATGGTGCAAGGGAACACTAAGCGAGACAGACAAGATACACGAGACAATACACTATCAGCAGCAGCTAGAACTATTGTTTGTTGGGCAGTGGTTGTTATACCTTCTGTTCTACGTTGTAGGCTTCGTGAAGCATAGGAACGGCATGCTGGCATACCTGCACAACCGTTTTGAAGTAGAAGCCTATAACAACGAGAACAACAAAGATTATTTAATTACAAGACGGAGGTGGAGTTGGATTAATGAGCGAGAGTTAAACAAAAAAGATTATTAAAAAGATTATATTAGAAGAAAGGTATTACAGAAAGATGTTAATGTTATTGGGTATTGTTATATTCCTTATTGCATGTAAATGAATATGTTTATTGTATTGGCTGTATTAGTATTAAATGTTTGAAGCAAGTATGTAGATGGCACTGTCCCCAAAAGTGGTGTAAAGTGGTAGAAAGTGGGAAGCGGTGGATAATACATTAAGCCTTTACGCTGGTATTGTTAAAAAAGGCTTTTAATGTGTTGGGAAATGTGATGGTATGCGGTGGAAGGATCTAGCCCCCACACGCGAGTATTTTTGTATCCGTGTATAAATGTATACGCTAGCGCATTAAATGTATCACCAGCACACACCATCGCACAATAAACGTATTGATGTATCATTCCCCGCACTGCCCGTGCATTGCTCACAGCATTGCCAGCGCATGCACACCGAAACTGCCTGTATTGTGGCTGAATCCCACTGCATCGGCGATTAAATGTGTTAATGCTGGTGAATATAATAATATATTTGTATTCTCGCCCGAAAAGCCTTAAAATAAAAGCTTAATGATTGCGCATACTTAGTTAACCTTTCCCTTATAGGGACTAAACTTATTTAAATGTATTATCGCCGTATCAAAAGCTATCCACCCACAACCGCCAACAATAACCGTATCAAAATGTATTCGGCGAGAGCAATAAATAAAATAACAAACCAATCCAACAGGAGAACAAACATGCGACAGAGAATAAAAAGATTAATACATAAACCTATAGACCAATCAACTACAGCCATGGCCACAGTAATCATATTCGGTATGGTATACATTGCATGCATCCCTTACCTGCTAGGGAAACGCGCAGCACCACCAGCGCATGACCCAATAGACTTTTAATGCGCGAGACTTATAATAAATATATTAATGTAAAACCTTTTATGCTTGAGACTTATAACATTAATAAACCTTTAATGCATAAACAAAAAGCTTTTAATGCTTGATGCATAAAACATCTAATAGGGGGACCCCCCTCCTACCCCCCTTCCGGAATAAAGGTATCATATGTATTATATGTGTCAAGCGGCGGTTAGGTCCGTTCGAGAACACACCAAAAAAATCAGAGATTTAAAAAACCCGCCAAAAAATCCCCCAAAGAAAAAACACCAGCTATGCCCTACCTACTACAGGGGAGGTGCCAATGCATGGGCAAGCAGAGACGCGTACGCCTTGTAAAGACTGTTAACGGCGGTGTATATGTCTGTCCATGGTGCAGAGCTAACGTTGAGTGGTTCTGCCGGGGGACGAAAGGATGGGCTAGATGCGCGAACAACATTAGTGCCACGCGCATATATGTGGCAGGACAGAAGATACACATTTGCGAATGGGAAGGGCACGTGCGGCGCCGGAGAGATGGGGTAGCGGAGTTGTTCTATACAGAAGATTGTGTTGACACCACCGCGGTTCCGTGATATTATATGGATATGTTAGATAGTAGTGCCACACACAAGCATATGCGCGGGGATCTGGTCAAGTGGTACTCATATTATGATGATCAGATTATTAGCGACGCCGGCTACGGTATCGTTTTAGCCATCGATGTCAACTACTATAAGATTTACATGTTCAGGGACCAAGTGTTTAGGTGGTTTGCCGGCAGTGATGTCGAGCCGGTAGCTTAATGGCGCCTAGGCAAATAAAAGTTCCAGTTCCCCACAGTTAAACTATTTACTTACATGAACAATGCTGACGACAAAAGCTTTCCCCTACGCAATATCCAATATCTTATTCGTGAAGCGCTGACAAAGACAGACAAAGACGAAATCAAGCGTATTGCTAAGAAAGAGGTAGAGCGCGAGCTTAAAGCGAAGCTAACGGCTGCTGTCGAAGATGAAGTTAAAAAAGCCTTAACCGATAAGGCAACGAAACAAGAAATCGCTGAGATATCTAAGTCGATCATTAAGAAGCTTTATAAGGATCTGTCGATGCACCATCCTTATATTATTGATCGCATTAAGGTTTAGCAACAAGATTTAACATATTAATAATATTACCGGTTTTTTGAAATAAATAGGACTATTTATCACTCAATAAAGCATTAAAAAACTTTAAGTTTAAGGACTTATTCTCTCATGAAAAACTTTTATATACTTGGTGGCGCTGTGGTGGTTGGGCTTGTTGCTGTTGGACTCAATAGAGCAATCGTTGACTATGATGGTATCCCGGATATAACACTTGCCCCACAAAGAACTATTGCTCTCGCTAGCGATCAACTGACTGAGTTGGTTTACTTGCCCGACAATACATGCCGGTTTACCGGAGACTTTGATGCAGATATCGATGACTACCGTGCAATCGTAAAATCATGTCTTGATCTTCGCCACCGCGAAATGAGAATCGAACCGATTTATATGCACTAAATCATCGACACTGTGCTATGGAAGTTGTGAGTCTCCGAGTCGGCGACATCATCGTCGACCAAATCACTGGAAATATCGGATTGTTAATGGAGCGCGTGTTGCTTACTAACGGCGGAGCTGACGATGTGCTGGCGCTGTGGGCATGGGAAGTGTATTGGATAGGTGCTGGTATTCATCCCGGAAGTCGACTAACCACGTGGACTGAATTTGGGTTGCTTAGCATTATAAAAACTGGGACTTATCGCCACCATGGAAGCTAGTTATGGTATGTCTGATAAAAGTAAGTTGCAAACTCAACTCGAACGCGTTATACTATGTGTAGGTGATATTATTGTCGACACGATAAGTGGCGGCGGTGGAACCTTAATTGCGCGTAGGAGACATATTGACATTGAAGAGGATGATGTTTACCTCTGGGAAATCAAGTGGTTTAACATTGCTTCTCAAGAACATGTCCCCTCTCCCATAAGAGAAGAATCGGAACTTAAGCTTTCAATTGTAGCTGGAACCTATATATTACACTCTGTGAATGGAAAAACCTTTGAGCGCTTACACATTTAGTTTAGGAAAAATTTAGTGGAAAAATTTGATCGATTGGCGGGCGAAAAAGGGCTGATTTTGAGAAGGGACATGTCCGACACTGTTGTCTCTCTTGCCGCCGCGGGCGGTGTTGCTTTGGAGGGTGCCAATGCGTGCGGGGGCTTGGTGTTTGCCGCGCTTTCTCACTGGAAGTGGCAGTGGGCTGTTCTCGACTCTCAAACTCTGAGCTACCTGCATGGAATCTCGCCGCGGTTTGATACCGCCGAGGAGGCAGAAAAGTGGATAGAGCGCGCTTCGAGATGAAAGACGTTGAGTGGTTAATCTCTATCGGTGATTTAATAAAAGTCATAACGTATTCTGTTGATGACTATGGCAAAGTCTCCTATGGGATCGTCGTTGCAAAAACGGACGAAGATCAAATGTTTCTTTTTCCCTCTGTTGATGTGTATATGTTTGGATCGAAAAAGATAACAACATATGCGGCTGGGCGTGTGGAAGTGATCTCGGGGAAATATCTCTAAGATTTATTTCAGCAGCCGGCACTTTGACTACTTACTACAGAACTTGTTTAACTATTAGGGGTGTTGTATGAAGTATTTATTTTTTGTGTTAAGTTTGCTCGGGGTTGTTTTCACCTCCACAAGTGTTGAGGCGTCAGGAACAAATATAGGCGCTGAAGTCCACCGCACCATCGAAATAAGTTCGCAGTTTAGTGAAGTCGAAACAAAAGTTCGAAACGCAGCAGTAAGGGTTATAACTGCTGAAGGCGGTCACGGATCTGGGTCGTTGATCCAATACAAAGATATGCAGCTTATTGTTACAGCACAGCATGTTGCCTCTGATTTGGTTGGAACGGTATATCGAGTCATTCGTGGCACAGAATTAAGAACCGCGGTTTTGGTATATTCAAACGAGGCGCGCGATCATGCAATTCTCTGGGTTGATTCTCCTTATGAAGACGGCGCTATTCGATGGGACCCCCGACGCGAAATCGCGCCAGTAGGACAAAGGATAACATATTCTGGTTATCCGGGTGCACACAATTTAATGACTTTTAGGGGACGAGTTGCCGGGTATGAAACAATGAGCGATGGCTCTACGAATATCTTACTACACACTTATGGTTATTTTGGATGTTCAGGCTCTTTAGTTTATGATGGGTCCGGCGAAATAGTAGGAGTCTTGTGGGGCATTGATGTGGGTCGAGGAGGAGTACCGGTAGAAAGCATGGTCTGGGTATCTCCGATACAAAACCTTAATATAACCTATGCACTGCGGTCTATCTGCAGGACGCTAGGTGATGGTCCTCGGGCATGCCGATAGAAGCGCCATCATGGCGCCGGTTCTTAAACGAAAGCAAAAATGAAGAATATGCTGCTGGAATTGTTGTGTGTCTTGACGAAAACGCGCGGTTTCTCGTTATACGACGAGGACCTAACGATGATCGAGAAGGGCAATGGACAATCCCAGGCGGACATATAGACGACGAGGACGCGTCAATCGAGTCTGGTGCGCAGAGAGAGCTTAAGGAAGAGACTAATTTACATGTAGAACTTAGTGATATGCGGTATATTGGCATGCCAAAGCCAAAAAAGTATTATTATCTGGCTTTCTCTTGGCAAGGTGAGGTGAAAATTGACATACCTAACCCCAAAACTGGTGTCATTGAACATGACGATTATAAGTGGGCAACCATTAAAGAGATAAAAGGATTGGATAATACCGAAATACCAATCTATTTATTGGAAGAAGCATTAGAATATTATAAGGAACACAAAAAATGAGATTTTTATTGGCGGCTGCAGTCTTTTTTAGTGGATTTGCATATGCAGACCCCCCTGAAACATCTGAAGATGTTGAAATACGCTATCGCGCGCGAACTGAAATTGACTTTGAGGGTGTGGATGTCGCGGGAACATTAGTTCGTCCCCAAGGATCCTTAATTCTTGATAGAAAAAAGGGTGCATTCAATCCATTGATTAGATTAAGGGAAGAATTTAACGACGAAATTTCGGATTCAACCGGATTAATTAGATAAGGTAGGAAACCTGTGGCACTTAAAGTTAGAATTGGCAAAAAACGCTCCAAATTATGCATTGCTGAGTCGAAAAAACGTGTAATTGTTGAAAATACGCTTATACAAGAGCTTGAAGAGGATGAATTAGAACACATTCGTGGCATTCTTGACAAGATGGAAGACGATCCAGACTCGGTTGCCTTCCGAGAGTTGTTTGATGATAAATTTCGTCGGATAATTGACTTTCCAACAACAGATAGCGCCACCGAGACCGGTCGATTTGTCTCTTTGTGGGATCAAATGGGTTATGACGTCAATTGGAACAAGGGTATCATCTCTGCAGAGAGAGAGCTAAAGTCAGGGACACCCGAACAAGAGCTTTTAGCAACAATGGGGTTTGGGGAAGCTCCAATAAAGAAAAAACGCAAAATTCAGATGAAAATCGGCAAATTCTTCGGTAAATTGGCAGATTTGACTGCTAAAAAGAAAGTTTTGACCGATAAAGTGCTTGATTTTGCTAAAAATAACAGAGATAAGCTCCCTACGAAGTTTGGAGCGAGATTCCCTAGGTCTGCTCGTGACATCACAGGTGAGATGTTAGAGACAGCGCTTACGCCGGAAGAAATAAAGAGATTTAATCAAATTGATAATCAACTCGACATGTATGGTGTTGACAAGATTAAATTACCAAACTTTCGTGCTACAGAGGCTGAATTTAAGGATTTACAAGCTTATTGGCAAAAAAATGCCGATTATTTGAAAAAGAACATTGAGAAACTTAGGGATTCTGACACTTACTCAATTATCCTCACAAGACACCCAATTGATGTTTTACGTATGGCAGACTTTCAGGAGTTTGCTTCATGTCATAGTCCACCCTCGCAGGGATACGGCGATGGTGAGTACTATAAGTGTGCGGTCGCCGAAGCACACGGTGAAGGTGCTGTTGCTTATGTTGTAAATACTGACGAACTTTTGGCTATGACTGATTCCGGTACAATTGATGAAGCAGAAGAAAAGATAAATACAGTTGAAGAGATTTTCGATGATAAAGTGAGAGATGTTGAAGGACTACCTTATAGTTACTCACCTACCGGCAGACCCCTAGGCGGAACAATCATGCCTGTGTCGCGGTTGCGGTTGCGATTGGCAAAAGTAATGAGGGAAATGGGACAAGATCAATTCTTGAAAAAGAAACTTAAAGATATGTCTCCAGAGGAAGTCGAGGCGTTTAAATCGGGAGACTATAAAAACCTCCCAGCGAATTCAAAAATGAGCACAGAGATAGCTGTACCAGAGACGCGAGTTTATGGTGAGAAGCTTCCCGGCATTGGAGATCGACTATTACGCTGGGCGCAAGAACAACAAGCTGACATTATCGAAAATCTACCAAGAGCCGAAGATGGCAAGATTGATTTAAATCAAATTACCTTCTTTGGCGGGCACTATTCAGATAGTGGAGGCTTGAAGGGACTAGATCAAAGATTCCGCGACCTCATAGGATTGACGTCAAACGAGACATACGGCAAAAGCCGCCAAGATAGATCTGTGGAAGATAGTTTAGACGATGATTTGTTGTATAGTTCAAGAGAGAGGGTCCTTCATAACGAATGTGAAGAAATTGCAGACGAGTTCAACAATCTCATGAAGTATTTTACAGTTGGATTTGAGGTAATGGATGATGGGGGTGGAGATTTTTATATAAAAGTCGATGCTGCTCTAGAGTTAAGTTTTGATGATTTTGAAAGACTACCAAATGTACACCAAGCTTTCGACATCGCACAAGAAGCCATAGGACAAATGAATGATTATCCTTATTCGAGAGATGGGGTGATAAGAGATGTCTTCAATGATTACCCTAGGATCGTTAACAAACCGGGGAGTACGGGTATTCCGACGCGCTATCGGAAAATCGCTGGTGGTTCCGGAAAGACTTATAAGAATGAACCCAAAATAACTTTCTTCATAGATGTTGAGCCAGAGGGGATAGATGACCTGGAAGTGGGGTATGTGTTTGGTCCCGACGGGTTTGCATCCTTTTGTGCAGAAATCAATAAGTTTGACGACATGGAAAATGATCACGACGCATTTTCCAAGCTCTTCGAAAAGTTATTTAAGACCGAAGGTTTTATGTCCGGAGGGGCTTTTATACAGTGGGCTAATGAGCTTTCCGTAGATTCAAATCTGTATTATGAGTGGGGTTATGACGTAGGAGACTCTTACGACGGCGATCATTTCGAAAGTATAGACATTTATACAACTGACACGTATCTAGACCTCTCCGAGTATGTTGATAAAGAGAAGTTTGCAGTTAAATGGGATACCAGCGGTACTCCCATAAAAGCTTTTGTGAACAACTATCCCGTGGCGTATGTCTATCGTGCAGATGATGGCAGTTTTGAAGTAACAGAATCAGAGAACATGAATGGTTATTATGAGTCTTTTGAAACAGTTAAGGCATCTATTGAAGCAGGACAAGCAAATAATGAGTATGCTTACGACATGATCAAAAAAGTGCTTGGAAGTAGAGAGTTCTCTCTCGCGCTTAAACAAAAGTTAGTGGGACCACATTTAGATGAGTCCGGGTATTGGCCTCCCAACTGGAGTGTGAAGTATCGAGTGATGCCTTCTGATGATGGTGAAATAGAAATCCTTATCCGCATGGAGGCAGATTCTGATGCCCCTGACGGCGCCATACGTTCTATGAGAGAAACTGTCGAAGAGTGGGAAGATCAAGACGAGTTGAGAGCAGCTGTTAAAAGTGTGGTCGATGCGTCGATGAGAAAAGTAAGTCAAAATAAACAATCTAAAGATCCTCTTTCGGAAAGTAAGAGGATAGTAAATATATGGAAGGAGTTCTTAAGAACATGAAACTAATAATAGAAAACTGGCAAAAATTTATGGCTGAGGCTTATATGAGAGATTTATCTCCCGAAGAAGAAGAAAAGGCGACAAAGCTTATCGCACAGATCGGAAAAGAGTATGTCGGATATCCTGAAGAAGTACAAACGATCCTTCACCTATTGGACAATTTTTTAAGTTTAGATAGCAACGCTATGCACGATGTAGTAATAAAAGTTAATAAAGAATTAAAAGATTGGCATGCCGCTTGTTATTGGAATGATGACTGCGAATGGAACACCCAAGGAGAGCATTCCAACAAATACAGTCGAGGGCGCCCAACAAAACCGTTATTGACACAAACCGTTGACGCAGCTTTAAGGTCCCTTGCGATGGTGGCCACCGATGCGAAGGGCGGCACTATGCACAAGGCGCTTAAACGTTGAAAGCTTTATTTAAAAAACTTTATCGCGATCTTTGTTTAGTTGCAATCGGAATGAACATCAGTTTTGTTGCTATTGCTGTAATTACAAAGGAACCAAACTTAGTTTTATTAGGATCTGTCTCGGCAATTCTTTGCGGTGTTGGAGCATGGCATAACTTTCCAAAGGAAAAAGAAGAATGAAATTATTAATGGAAAATTGGCGTACGTACGTGAATGAAGAAACACTCAAGTCCGAAATGCTTGAATTGCTTACGAACAATGGAATAGTGCTCTCTGAAGAACAATTAAATGAGATTAAATGGAAAGATCTGCTGAGTAAGTATGGGACTAAAGCTGCTGTATTGGCAGCCCTAGCCTTACCCGGCGCGCCCGCCCAAGCCGGCATAGGCGATTGGTTTGGAGGAGGAGGCGCAGAATCTAGCCAAGAACAAGCAGCGCCAGAAGAAGGCCCATCTGAGGATGGAAACTCTTTCACTGCTAAATTTGAGGTAGCGGGTGATATACAACTGTCTATGCAAGCAGCAGATTCATTAGCTTTAGAGGGAGCCGCTGATAACGGTTTGCAAGGAGCAGAGGTTACTTCCAGAATGCAGTCTGGCGGCTTCATTTATTCAACGGCGTCAGTAAACTAAATATGAAACTCCTGTTTGAAAGCTGGCGAAGGTTCTATTCAGACAGACCTCGATTTGTTCTGTCCGAAGAACGCGAGGAGTTTCCCACTATGACCCCCATAGAGGGTCCGGGTAGGCAAACCCCTAGGGCAGTCGAAGAACAGTGGTTAAAAGACGCTACAGAGGGCTTAAAACCGTATGGATACTACCCCATCAAGAAGCTTGGTGAGGGACAGTACGGGAAAGTCTATCTTTCGAAGGATTTTAAGACAGAAACACCGGTTGCTGTCAAGATTGTCTCGAAAATGAGTGATAAATGGGGACGCGAACGCGATAACTACGCATTTGCTATGGAAAATGCTAGTTCTATGGACCCTAAATTTGCTGGCTATCTACCTGTAGTTTATGACATTAAGGAAGATGAATACGCTGTATACATTATAATGGAGCTTTTGGAGCCGGCACCAAAGGAAGTAATCAACCAACTTCTTGCAAGAGATAACTCTTATGACACAGATCCCGACAAAGAAAAGAGGATTTTTGCCTCTGAAGCCGCAATTAATGACTTAATTGATATGGCGTTGAACAAAATGCCCGAATCGCCTAGATTAACGATGTCCCAGATTGGATTTAAACAAGAACACATTGATGGAATCCGGCGTATAGCTCTCAATAGGTTTCTGAAAGGAGCAGTTCTTACTTCGGAAGAGAAAGAGAAACTAGATTTTATTGATTTTGCCAAGATGGGAGATCCACAGTCCGAGCGCATGCGACTCCATCGGTTGTTGGGCGCAGAGATTTATCACATGACTGCACAGGTCTCGCCGTACCCAGTAGAAATGATGGCGAGGTCAATAATAGAGATGTTAGAAGATTCAATCCACCAAGCAATCTATAAACAGATTGTTCCTATTCACCAGGCCACCAGCGTTCACGATACCACCACTTCTGGTGCTAGTGCTGGGATGTTAAGCGCTTTCCCAGAGGCAGAGGGAATTATGTCCGCTATGAAATACTTTGATAAGAGGCACCATTTTGAACCGAAAGACGTACATTTTAAAAATGTTATGATGAGACCAAAGGACGGCCATCTAGTTATTGTAGATCTCGGATTGTTTGTGATAAAGAGGTAAATGAATGAAACTCCTACTTGAACAATGGCGAGAGTATTTGAAAGAGCAAGAGACGATTGCTGTGGGGCAATGCTATCCGTTCGCTGTTGAAATGTCAAACAATTCATCAAAGTCTGAATTTGCTGACTTGTCCAAGTTCAAGGTTGTGCATGGTAGAGTCACTGATAAGTTCAG